GATATTTTGATTTTTCATCAATTCCATCTTTTCCTTTGATTTGTCTTGGTAATGTATCATTTTAATGGTATTCATGATATTTTCAATTTGTTGTTGTGTAAAAATAGAGTTGATTTCGTTTAACTTGCTGAGGTAATACGTGTTTAATTCAATATCCAAAATACTTGCGATTTCATATTTGTCAAAGTCCATATTGTCCAATACAAACAAAATATCATGAAAACGATTGTAAATAGACGATGTATCGCTGAATTTAAAATACTTGCATACCAAATACTTTTCACTATTGGCATGACGACTTGTATTTGGTTTTACAATATATACCTTTTTATAAAAGCAATTCAACAAGTAAATCAACTGTGTAGTGCTTTTTAAAAATATGTCAAACAATTTTAAAATAAACACACCATTGTATTTCTGCATTACGATTGCATAAGCAACCTGTGTAAAAAGCAATCGAAACGCATTGTTTTCTTGTTTGTTGAAATCACTAGAAAAATCGAATCCTCCATCAGCAGTAATCACATTCATACTGTTTTTATACAATTGAGCCATGTGTTTGTAATTTTCCACATTATACAAATTACCATTTCCAGTTTTCCCCTTTTCAATAATAATGTTTTTATACGTTTTAAACAAGTGTTCACTTTTTCTCCATCCAGGTATACTATAATCATCGTCATTGGTTAATGTAATTCCATAATACGTGTCTAATGGATTGGAACGCATAAAAGCAGTTGCTTCTATAAACCCACCGGGACCTTCTGCCAAATGAAAACTTTTCAAACTATTGTAATTACTCAGTATATTGAAGTGTTTGTATATCTCCACAAGTTTAAAAAATGCACGAGAAACAGGTTTAATCTTAGAAATAGCATAATTCATATGAGGCAAATTACTATGAATAAATTCATACGGATTGGTGTATTTCTTCATCGTATCCCATTTTTTATAATTTTGGTCTATTAGTTCCTTTGAATTGTTTAAATATTTATGGATACTCTTGCTTAAATAAACGTCTGTTTCTTCATCAGAAACTTTAAATTTCAACTTTATATTTACTGACTTTAATATATGATTGCAATCCGGTAATAAATAATATAACATATTTGTATTCTATATTATTTATGTAACTAATTTTATATTGTTTTGGTTAGTGTTGTTTTTCCTTTTATTTTATACCAATCGTATCTTACGCTTCATCTTTACAACGTTTCGCTTCAATACCATCTTATTGTCTTTCATTTTTTGTATTCTTTCTTTGCTTTTATCAATAGTATCATTTGCTTTGTTTATTTGAATTTTAAAGACATTGTTGGCATCTACATTTCTAACCTTTTTAAAGATAAAGTAGTTGTTTAAGAACGACACCTTTTTCTCATTATCACTTATATTTAATGCTTCACCAATCTGTTTTTTGGGAATTTCCTTGTTTTCAACATCATTTCCCATCTTAGTATACAATCGCTGAAACGAATCCACACCAGTAAATACACCAAACTGTTTACACTCATCCGCGTCTATTGGAGCAAATCCATACATCTCCAACAACTCTTTAAAATAATCAAAATTCACCAAATACTCAGGAAATACTTTGTTAATGGATTCCTGATACACATCTATACGATATCCCACCCCATTTAAATCTGCTGGAAACTTTTCACGTTGATACATTTTCTTTATTTCCCAAACCTTTCTACCATTTTCTATGATATATTCACTTTCTTGATAATCCTTGTTTTTCAACATATTAAACACCTTAGCACCATCGTAACATGTTCCAATAAAGTATCCATTTACCTTACAGTTTTCCGATACGTTTCTAAGGTATTCGTTTAAGATTTCAACATTTTCAAAGAAGTAATGAGTTGAAAACATATTAGATACAACATCAAACCCTTCTCTACCAATACCATGATTTTCATAAACCATTTTCCCCAATACTTCCTTGTCTTTACTTCCTTTACCAATAACAGCATCCATAATTTGTTTTCCTTTGGGGTCTAATATACCATCTCCATTTCTTAAATTCCGCCCACTATCTGCATTGATAAACAAGCAAGTAGGTGCGTTTCTATGTTTGCTTTTAAACTTTAAATATCTGGCACAAGCACCATCTTTTCTGTTTTCTAAGTTCATTTTAGACAAGTCAAATCCCAACACAAACTCCAAGTTGGATTGATACCATTTCCACATATCTCCACCTCTACCAACCGACATATCAATTAAAGTATCTTTGTTTTTAGCAGCGCGTGTAATAAGCAATTGTTTTACATATTTGTTGTGAAAATCACGCAATGACCTAGTATTGGTTTCAGTAGTAGATTGTTTATAATAAACCTCACTATTTTCCAAATCAAACATCCCTGTTCCACTCATCATATCTTTGGTAATTGGATTATGAATAGATTTCCATACACCATTTGCCACATGGTATGCATTACCAAAGTTTTTATTTCCACTTCTGTAATCCGCAGTTTTATCGTGTCTTACACGAATAGGCACCCATTGCCAATACTTTTCATTGGTTTTCACATATTTAAATTCCACAATGGTTTTGTCTTCAAACGTTTCGGTTTTGTCTTCAATAAACATATTACCATCCAATAAAGGTATATTACACAAATGAACGTTGAAATTTGGACTAGGTTCAGTGGGGAAGAATGGTACTGGTTTGTATTGACGGTTATCGTATGTTATACTACCAGGAAAGTTACCATCAATAACATCTTGACATGGATTAATAAACCCGTGTTGGGATGGATTGAACCCTACACGCAACTCTACTGTTTTATATTGAAGCATTTGACTATTACTACTGACCATATCATTTCCTTCTTGAAACATGTGGTTTATTTTGTCTCTTCCTGTTTCTGTTTTTTTGGTGGTTACCAAGAAGTCAATGGTGTTGAATTGGGGTGGTTTCCATTTAAAACTATGTTTCCATGTCTTTTGATGTTCCAATACACCCAATTGACTACTTCCAACCGATTTGTCTATTGGTGTAAATATCAAACCATCGGTCTCATAGTCAAACATAGAACCATCTTCCATACCATCCAGCAATTCTTTGCATGAACGAAACAAACTAATTTCCTCGTTTTTGGCATTTCGATTAGAGTAAAATGTTTTTACTTTAATGTCCATAGTTGGTTTTTTATCTTTTATAATAGACAATACAGTCATACTTTTCACAAACTTGTTTAATACCTCCAATCTAGACAAACCAGTATTGTATTTTTTATCATCAAACTTTAAGTTATCGCGGTAAATAAGGGGATAATAACGATAATCTTCTCCTTTTTTAAAATATATGTCAAAACACATATACAAGTTTAAGTATTTTCCATGTTTGTCGTGAATGATATGCTCGCCATCCAACACACTGTTGTAATAAGCGTTGTCTTTGGTTAACAAACCAGTGTATTGTACATTCATATTGATGTCAATCATATAAATCTTTCCTTTTTGCCCCACATAAAGAAGTTTGCGGATACCATCTGCTTTGTCTGTAACCGTATAAGGGGAGTGGATGTTTGGAATCGCGAGGTCTTTTATATTTGGAGCAGCATTTTCCATTTCAAGAGTGATTGACGATGGACCAATAAAGTTTTTTCTGTTTTTCCTCATAAGATGACCTTTTTTATCATTGGCAAACAATTGTTCATTTGTGCTATTGGTGGTTAACTTTACAAAATTATATACAACAGCTTTTTGTTCCGTATAAGATATTGGAAAGTTGGTTTGTTGTAATCCAGAAAGCACTAATTTAATTGCTTTGTTTAATTCCTTTTTAAGGTCTAAATGCATCATTGATTTGGCTTCATCATTTATTAATTCTATTTCTATTTCATACGTTTCTGGATTGTTAAATAAGTTGGATTTTTGAACGGTGGATTCAGGAATATATTTACGACTTTGATAATCCCATTTTGAAGTTCTTAATACACTTAAATCAAATTTAAATGGTGTACCCTCTTTATTAAAAGTGAAACGTTTTATTAAACGAAATGTTTTTTTGTTATTGTTCCAATTGTTAAGCATATTTCTAACCAATGGATATTCACTTGCCAATCTATTTTCTGTTTTATAGTTTACACGAAATTCATACTCTTTGCTATCCAAAGAAGTTAAACGCTCTGAACCAGTGGATTCTTTTGTCTGTTTTTGAAGAAAAGATACATAGGGTTCTGGTATTTCTAAATTAAATGTGTTTTTTTTACAGTATTTTTTAATATTCATTAGCCCTTTTATTTCTGTTCTTATATTGGACATCCGAAGTCGGCCGGTGCGTTCATCTAAAAATTCATTTTGTATGTTTAAATGATATTGGCCATTGGGAGTTTCACAAGTATAGTTGTTTACTTTTAGTTTTTTAATAACATTGTCAAAATCAATGCGTGTGATTTTATTGGCATAATTGGTGCCAAATCGTAATTCAAATTCGTCAGTTGCTTGATTAGAAACCGTGTAGGTTCTTAAATATTCTGTAAATGATTTTGAGAAGTTATTTTTACTCATTAATATATATAAATTATATATAAATTTAATATTATTTCTATTATATTTATATTTATCAATTTTATTATCGTTAAAATATGGTATTGACTACAATAAATACCTACAAATTACATAATAAGTTGTTTAATTTTTTCATATAATTCGTTTTTGGTAAATGTCTTTTTCTCTGTTTTCATGATATTAATCTTTAACAAACCACAAATCTCCTTAATTTCAGATGCTTTGTAACTACTGACGGAACGAAGAGGTTTTGTAATGGAATCAACTACCCATTTATCTTTTTTAAACTCATTCAACATTTCCTTTGCAATAGTATCTTTAACATACAATCCATACTTATTATTGCGTTTATGAATCATTATAAAATCACTATTGAATTCATCTACGTATTCATAATACATATAATTGTCTGTATAAATAACATTGTATTTGTGTGCCAAACAAATAAAGGTAAACAATGCTAAGTCTATACCATCATCGTCTAATAGTTTTTCTTCTAAGTGTGTTCTATTTAATTTTAAAGATTTCAATAGTAGTTTATTGTTACGAATAATACTTACGTATTCAAATTTACGATTGGTTTCATAATTGTAAAGATTGTTTTTGTTTAATTCATACTCCTGCATTCCGTAATGATGAGACGCCCAACACCAAAACAATGTATCTTTACATTCAAGGGGTGGATAAAAATAATCTGATTTTTTCTTTGTTAGTTTAACTTCTTCACTTGGGTTGGTTTGTTTAGACGATTTTTGTTGCTCTACAAAGCAAATCGATTTTATAATATTTTTATTAGTAAGTGAATATTTATTAAGGTTCATTAATAAATCTTCTATATCATTAGTCGTTGGAGTATATAGTGATGTGGTTGGTTGAGATTGTCTCTTCGCGAAGTTACCTTTATTATGATAATTACCTTTATTAGTAAAGTTACCATTGTTGCGGCGATTATTGTGACTGCTGTTTGTATTGTTAAAGTTTCGGTTATTGTATTGACGATAATTCATTATATAATTTATACTGCATAAATGCTTTTATGTTGTTTTGTTAAAATATTCTTTTTCAAATACTTCTTGAGTAGATTCGATAGAATGCAACATATTTTCTTGTTCATCAATGTATTGTAAATAAGTTTCTATTTGCTTTATTGTTTTTATAGGTAGTTTGTTTAAAGATAGAAATACACCATTGTTGTTTTCTGAAAAATTTATGTTATCATTTACTATTATTTCCAAAATCTTTTTATGATGAACTTGGTCTTTTTTCTCTATTGTTTTCTTAAGTTTCTTTAACTGTTCTGTTGTATATGGTTCATCGTTTTGTGAATTTACAGATGTTTCCGTTACACTCATACTAATCATTATAATTGTATATATCAAAAAATGTTTATATTTATTAAATTAATAATTTTTCTTTGTTGTTTTTCGTTTGTTTTTTTTAGTAGAAGACAATTCACCAATAATAGATATATGTTCATCGTTTAGTTTATATCGTATTCCAATAACCTTTGCTACAATAGTATCATTTTCCTTTATTTGGTTAAACTGTTCGTTTTTAATATTGTGTTCTCTGGCAATAAACAATACTATTGGGTTTTCTTCTTCTTTATAGTAAACCGCTCGAATACCTGCTCTAGTTACATTTTTCACAAGACATTTGATTTTCATGTTTTCAACTGGATGGCATATCAAACACTCAAACGATACATCAAATGATATTTTGTTTCCTTCAATCACACCTGAACTATGAGATACTATTCTTATTGAATTTGATTTAATGTATCCTTCTTTGCTACATTTTCCTTCAAAATCTTCTTTTAATCGAACCAGTATATGCTCTTTTAAATAATTATCTACATACTTAAAATCAACATAGACCTTTCTAACCAATATGGATTTTGTATAAATAGACCCTTTCTTGATATTTTTTGCAGATTTCATTATATAGTATCAATATAAATTTTTATATTTTTACTATAATAATATTATTAAATCAATTTTCTTACATCAAAAATAAAGTATTGCCTTCCTTGTCTTGCTTAAATTTATCTATTTTTGGTAGAAAGGCTACATCATATAAAAACCCTTCTAATACATTGTAATTATATTTTTCACCGTGTTTGTAAGTTAGATAATAAGAATAAAGTGTGATAGCAATACACATATCTTTTAAACTAACAATCTTTGAATTGATTTCTTTTTTATTGTCTTTGTCTTTAACAACATTTATCAATTCTGCTAATTTATTGGATATAACCTTTTTACTTTGTCCTACATTACATTGTTTTCCACTACTGTTTGTTTTCTCTCCCAATTCCTTTATTTTACTTACAATTCTATCGCGAAATGTATCATAAAAATGAACGGTTTTTTCTTTACCATCCTTTAACAACCATTTGGATTTCCAATCCTTAACTTTAAACGTTTCTATTAGTTGTTTGGTAAACTTGGTTAATCGTTTTGTTTCTTCAATCCATGACGGTTGATTTAAACCAGATGATTGTTTTTGTTTAATAAAAAAGTTGTATTTTCTTTTTGTGTTTTTCTCGTTTGGTAATGCGATTGTTTTGTTGCCTTCTACTTCACCTATTTTGTATTTATCAAAGTATTTGTCTAATACTTGTTTTGTTTTTTTGTGTTGGATTTCACTATATTTCAATAAAACCCTTTTCTTAGAAAGGTATGGTAATTCTTCCATCATATGATGGATGGTGTATGTTGCTAGTAATTCAATCCCTATATCTGCATGTTTATTTATTTGTTTTATAACACTATTATACTTTTTAACTTGTAGTTTGTTGGGAGTGTTTACGCTTTTTTCCTCACCAATTAAGTATTTATAATTTAATACTATATTATCTAATATAGAAACGTCATTGCTTTTCTTTCTATATATTGCCTTTGGAATGTTTAACTTTATTTTGCTGTTTTCATATTCAACTGGTGTTTTTCTTTGAAGCAATGGTATATTTTTGTTGTATAATTCCATTGGTTGAAACAAGTAATATTCACCTATATTAACTAACTTACCAGGTCGTTCTAACATATCTTTTAAAAACTCGTTTTTATTATTGATTAAAATGTCCAAAGCAATGTAAATTTCTTCATCAGAATACTTTTTGTATTGGTTAATAAGCATAAACAGTTGTTTTTTATGATAAATGTAACCATTCGTAAATATAAACTTTATTTTCTTTAACAAAACATCTAAATTAAGAATGATAAAGTAGTCGTTATAAGTTGATGTATCTATTGTACTTTCTTTAAAACTAGGATCTTTGTTTAAATTACAAGTATAATTACATTTTCCTATTTCACAAGCAAAACTATAATCTTTTGACCTTACATCAAAATCTTTGATATTAATACCACTAGATAGTTCTATTTCAACCTTTTTGTCGTATTGAGTTAGTTGATTTTTATTTAACACACAATCCAACGCATTTTCCTTTAAAATTTGCGAGATTTCATTTATTTTCATTGATTTTTGCTCTGCCAAACGATACATGTATAAATCAATTGCTTCCATATTATTTTTATCATTTAACTGTGTTCCGTATAAAAATATTTCAACATTTCGCTCTTTAAATGGTAACATACAATGACTTAAATTTCTAACACCACGTCCAATGATTTGATTGGTTCGGTTTAAATTATACCATGGTTCCATTAAATGCATTTGTCTAATATTTTTGAAATCAAGACCTTCTGAACCTGCCTTAGAAATAATAACAACTTTTACCGATTCACCATACTTATTTTTAACATTGGTGGCTTCTTTTAATTCTTCTTTATTATTGGGAGAGATACTTGGGTCTCCTGTAATCATTGCGTATGACCCGAAAAATGTTTTATTGCGTTCATTTACAAATTTAAACCCATCTTTGGGTTGTTTTTTAAACATATTTTTTCCAGTTGACCTTACCAATCCCAATTCCTCCAAAGCAAGTGCTATTGGAACACATCCACCTTCTATAAACTGAGAATAAATCATAACAACCCCTTTTGATTTTTTAACTTCAGTGATAATATTGTGTATTTTGCGACTGTATGTTTTGATTTTTTCTTCTGAGAATATTCTACCATAGTTTGAAATAGTGGAAGGTTTGTATTCATAATCGCGTTTATTATCGCTTCGTTTCATAAGACGCAACAAACCCTCTCTTCCATACATTTTTTCAATGGAACTTACATTTGTAGTAGTTTTGTCTTCTACCAATGTTTTGTTTGGGTATACCATATTCAGTAACTGAAGAGGACCGTCTATAATAGTGTATTGAATACCTTTGTTTTTCTTTTTCAAGATTGGATTGTCTTTTTTTAAACGATTTATTAGCATATTATATGCCTTTTCTTGCATGGTTCCAGATATGTTATTGATAAACAAATCTAGGTATTGAATAGGAATGTCTATTTTCAATCCATTGATTTGATTGGTAGGATAATTCCATGACTTGCTTTTGCTCAACAATCGCAACGATTCTTTACGTTTTGAAACTTCAGGCATGATATGAAAAGGAAACGTAAATGGATTGTTGCCTTTTACATAACTAAAATATCCAGTGCTTTTTTGTATCAATGTTTCTTTTCCTATTTCTCTCCCTTTTTTATTTACTTTTAAATCACCGTTTTTGTCAAATATGTCTTTTTCCTTCAACATATAACGTCCATCGTTTAAATTCATTAAATTCAGCAACCAAACAATTTCTCTGTGGTCATTATACATTGGAGTAGCAGTTAGCAATATCAACTTGGTATCTTTGGCATATTTTACTAAATTTAAAAAATGTTCGGATGTTCGCTTCATTTTGTCGCCGGTTCTAATATTATGAACCTCATCAATTACAATGACACGATTGGAGAATTCCTTTTCAATGATTTCTATTTTGTTTTTATCTTTTAACTCTTTATCGGAAAGGGAAATATTTGCCTTTTTAATAATACCTGTTATATAGTTGGAGAACTCTAAATACCCCATAAACTGATACCAATTCTTTATGATTTTGTTGATTTGTTTTACCACCTTTTCCCTTGATATATTTTTGGTAAACATTGGATTGACTTCTTCGATAAACTTATTTCCAGTACATGCTTTGATATTCCAATATCCATCAACAAGTTTCAACTTTCTTTCATCAAATAACTGTAGTTTATAGTTTTCTTGAACAACGGGACTAGCAATAACAATGATTTTTTTGGTATAACCCATTAGTTTCATATATTTTCTAGTTTCTTCTGTAATGGAAATAGAAGAACATGTTTTTCCAGTTCCCAACCCATGATACAATAACAAACTATTGTATGGAGTTTCAAATGATAGAAAGTTTCGGACAAATTGCTGATGATTGGTTAGTTCAAAGTCTTTTACATTGCATAACTCATCTGATATTTTTGTGATATTTTTATAATCTTCTTTGGTATATCCCTTTATTTTTGTATTTTGAAATTCTTTTTTTAATGTTATTTTTCTATTGAAATCCGGAGACTCAATATGTGGATATAAATTTTGCTCCATATTAATATATATAAATATAAGATTAAACTATTGTTTAAACAAAAATATATTAATATAGATTTATGTGATTATATATTCAACATAATACATTTATTAAACCAAACCATACTCTTTTACTAATTTGTTAACCTTTGTAAGAATGTCTCTTAATTCATTATTATAAGGCCGTATATGTTTTAACGCTTTATCATACGTAAGCCATTTCATATTACTCACCTCTGTTTTTTGGAAATTTGCGGTATTGTCTATGTCTTTCATATAAGCTAAATAATACTTATGTTTGTATGTTTTGTAGTTAGAACCCATAAACGTTTCTTCGTATGGAATAATGTTTAATATCATATCTAATTTATTACTTGAAATACCAGTCTCTTCTTGAAACTCACGTTTACTGCACTCCACATCCGTTTCATGGTATTCACGTCTTCCTTTTGGAAACCCCCATTCTGGTTCTGTCCAACTGGTTGTGCTCATTTCAATCAACTCTTTTAAATTAAAATAATCTGTGTTGTGAATGTTTATTCCTTCCTTTATATGATTAAATTTGGACTTAGATACTTTGCCTTCTGTTGAATATTTACTATTGATAAAATCACCCCATAATTCATACCATAACTCATCAAATGTTTTGTTTAATATACTATTTTTCTCTTGTATAGTCATTTCATTAATTAAGTTAATTATATAAGACTTGTAATACATAGGATATTTACCACGCATAAATTCAACAAACCCTAACGTGTCTTTTCTACAAATCAATAGATATTCTAATGTGTTGTTTTTCTTTCGAAAACATATTATTCCAGAACTAGTAATTGGTTTTTTACACGACCTAAAGTGATGTCCTGATTTTCCGCAATTGGTACAAAATAAATTTTTAGTAGTATTCATCGTTTCTATATGTTTAAAACACGTTATTTTTATATCATTTCCTATATAAATGAGTTTAAATAAAGAAGTGTGGTTGCCTCGTGTAAAATTTTTTATGATGACTGTTGCTTTAAACTATCCCAAACACCCAAATGATGTAAGTAAAAAAAAGTATTATGATTTTATTCAAAATCTACCCCTTTTTATACCCATGAAACCATTTGGAAAGGAATTTATTACAACCATCGATAACTATCCTGTTACACCATATTTAGAATCACGATTGTCTTTTATGAAGTGGGTGCATTACATATTTAATAAAATACAAAAAGAACACAATATGGAAACCGAAACTTTTCAATTAAGTTTAGAAAAGTATTACGACCATTATAAACCAAACAAAGAGCAAGACAAAGACTACTATAATCTGAAACGAAAGGTTATTCAAACAGGTGTTGTATTAATGGTTATAGGCGCTGCTGCTTATTTATATAATAAATAATTTAAAAACATATTATGTTTAAAAGTATTAATTATGATTTGTAGTTTACTTGAAACAAAAGACGATATTTATTGTTGCTTAAAAAAATCAGGTACACTTGCTATTTTGCTAATTCCAATAATCGTATCTTTTATTATACTTGTTATTGCACTTGCTATGATATTAAGCGAATTTTATATATTGTATTTAAAAATGAATAGTTAAAGTATCCATATCAAAACATCACAATGCTGAATAAAATATCAGTATGTATATAATGGGAATAGACAAATGGATTTTTATTATAACTGTTTTATTGATTTTTGATACGTATCACGATGGTGAATACTCTAAGTGGTTTTTAACAAAGAAGAAATACTTTAAAATAGCAACCATTGGATTTGTTGGGTTAAGTTTGTATGTGTTTATTAAAAAGTATCCTGTATCTTCGCAAAAACTATTGTATCATGGTTCCAATATTGTAAGGTATTTACCTATCGACCCAAATACACGTGATATGATAACACCTATCTTTGATTTTACCAATTCCAATAAAATAATTGAAAATTTAACAAGTAGTCCACAGACCAAGAGAATGATGAATTCCGGATTTGGAAGCACAAAACGTAGTGTTAGTGAAACTAAAAAGAAATACGTAGCAGCACAACAAGGATGGAAATGTGGATATTGTGGTGAACAATTAGACGAAACCTTTGAAGTAGACCATAAAGTAGATTTACAATATGGTGGTTCAAATCATGTAAGTAATTTAGCAGCAGTATGTAGAAGATGTCACGCCAAAAAAGGAATGGCAAACCGTCTTTAAACTTTGTTTTATAGATGGTTTTATAGATGGTTGTTTTATAGATGGTTTTTTATAGATGGTTTTTTATAGATGGTTGTTTTATAGATTATTTAATATAAATAATATATAAAATATAGTATATTATGTCTGAATCTAAAAAAGAAAGTAAAACAGATTATGAGTTAAATATCGAAAAAAAGCAAAAAGAACGAACTATTACAACGATTGTTCTTTCTAGTATTGGTACTGTTTTGGCAATCGTTCTTGCTTTAAATAATTCATTAAGAGAAAAAGTATTGGTATGGGGAAAATCAACGTTTAAATCATTGACTGAGTTTATTTCAAATTGGTGGGGATGGGTAAAAGGAGACATTAATGAAACAACCGATACCAATAACGTAATTAAACAATCTAAATTTCTTAATTTTTTAAATCAATATTTTCATTTCCGTGACAGCAACAATAAAAAACACCTTTTAAGTTCCATTATGTTTATATTTGGTTCAGGAATTGCTGTGGGTTTGGCGATTGTGTTTTTCACAGCGATAAATTCTCCTTATACAAAGGGTAATATGATATGGGCTATTATTTTATCTTTGTTAGCAGCTATATTTGCCGGGTTTTTCTACATACGAGTTAAAAACAAAGAAGGTTTTTTTGATAACAATGCTTTTGGAGTGTGGTCGCAACTAGTAAATATCAAAAACATACTTTACAACAACCGACTTAAAATAGCAAGTATTGTAATGATTTTGTTGGGATTGACAATTGCTGCTGGAGTATCCCTTCAATCAGAACAATCTGCCATAATGAGTTTAAGTACATTAGGAGTAATTGCTGGTATTGTTGGTATGTTTGTGTTATACACTTTAATTGTAAACTCTTCTTTTTTTGAAAAAATAAGACGGTTTAAACCATTTTTGGTTTTGTTTAATTTGATTTTTATTATACCATGTATCATATCTATTGCATTAAGTTGGATATCAGAACAAGTTAAAAATACACCAAGTTTTGTATATACAGTATTGTTAGTTGAACTAATTATTATATTACTTTACTTTGTTATACCATCCGCAGACCGTAGGTTTTACTTTAGTTTAACCAATAAAAAAACCAATGCCGATGAGTTAAATGAAATAATGAAAATCAATCAACAGCGAAAAGAAGACTTAAAAACAAATATATTTAAAATCAAGAAAGCATTCTTTAGAAAATCAAACAGTGAAAATGTTATTAATATGAATAAACAAGGAGTAGAAGACAATTGGATTGAATTGACATCCTTACTTGGAAACAAAGAGTTGTTGAAAACCCGTTTAATTGATTTGGAATTTTCCAGTGGTGAATTAGATACACACATTGAATACTTAAATAAATACAACGAAGAAATCAATAAAATGGAGCAAGAAATTGCTGGATTGAAAACGGAAATATCGCCAAATGAAGAGTTGGTTGAAACGGGGGACGAAGGAGAAGTTTCCAACGCGCCAACTATGAAGGCAGTAAAAGATGCTATTGTATTACAAATGAAACCAGTATCATTAAAAACAAGCACAACACCTACGTCGGTTGATAAAATCAATATATTTACCAATATTGCAAATCAAACCAATTATTCATATGGTTTGTCGTTTTGGGTATTTATCCACCCACAATCCGGTAGTATCAAACAGTGTAACAATATTATTAACTTTGATGGACGCCCTCAGGTAATGTATTGTCCTACTTACAACAAAATACCTAATGGAGATGTAGTGAAATATAAAAATCCCAAAACCGGTAATATAGTGCGTGCCAATGTGATAAACTCTAAGGTGGTTTCCAACGAGTATGTAAAATATACATTGAAAAACGCAATCACAGGAGAAAAATACAAAAACGTCCATCATTCTGAAATTAAATACAATTATCCTTACAGTGTATTAAAGTTTGTATTAGGTTCATCTAGTGAAAGTCAACAAGAATATACATTGCCTAACTTAAAAATGCAGAAATGGAACAACATTGTTATTAACTATGTCAATGGAACATATGATTTGTTTGTAAATGGTGAAATGGTGAATAGTTTCCAAAATGGTATGGAAGAGTTTAAATTTAACGATGTAAGTATAGGTGAAGACGATGGGATAAGTGGTGGAATTGCTAACATTGTGTATTATAAAAACTATTTAACAAAAGATAAGATAATCGCAAATTACAATTCATTGAAAAAGAAAAGTCCACCAGTTATATCTAATTTATTAAAAGTATAAATAACCATATTATAATTTTCTAACTAATAATTATACTATGGACTTCAAAAGAATATTATTTGGAGCAGTTATTGTTATTATTTTATACATTTTTTTTACCTCTGTGTTTGCCGATAAAAGTAAAAATGATTTAGTAACCATGCACAACGGGATTAAAAATCAACTAGCAATTAACTCTGAAAAATTGTCAGTAAGTAAAAGCGCTGATTATACTTATGCTTTCTGGATTTACATCAACGATTACAACAAATTTTACGGTGATGAAAAGGTTGTTTTAAAACGAGCAGACAGTGCCATTAAAAACAAAGCAGGGGAAGAAATTGTATTTCCAAAAATAAGTTTAGGAGAAAATCAAAATGACATGCATTTTAAAGTGTCTATTGGAAACGATGGTTCAACCGCTGACGATATCACTGTAAATAACATTCCCTTACAGAAATGGAATCATATTATTATGACGAAGGCAGGGAATACGATTGATATTTACATGGATGGTAAATTAGTAAAAACCCATATATTAACTGGTATACCATACTCTGTTAAAGACGAAGATATAATTATTACGCCAAAACCAGGCGATTCCAATGATTATGGATTTGCTGGATATTTGTCGAAAGTTAATTATTACCCCAAAGCAATCAATACTCGTGAAGCATACCAAATTTACAAAGAAGGATATGGTTCTGGTATGCTAGGAGACTTCTTTAACCGCTTTAAACTTAAGTTTGCCTTTTTACAAGACAACCAAGAAAAAAGCAGTATTGTAATATAATGACCGAAACATCACAATCAAATATACACAACAAATATAATCAAATATACACAACAAATATAATCAATTATACACAACAAATATAATCAATTATACACAACAAATATAATCAATTATACACAACAATAAAATATAAGAAATTTACATTTTAAATATGTTAATTTCTTATAATATTATATATAAATAAATTAATGTCATATGAAGCACCAGTAAATCCCATACAAAATATTGTAAATAATGTAAATCCTGTTGAGAAAGCACAAAATGTAGCAAAAAATACCGGAGAAGCAATAACATCTGCAGTAGGTAATTTAAAGCAAACCACCAGTGAGGTTTTTGATTCATTTAGGAACAATCGTTACGTTTCTGGAACTGCTGATTTTTTGGAGTCCAACTCAGCCATTGCCAAAATAGCATTTTTACTACTTATATTGATAGCATTTACTTTTGTATTACGATTAGCAACTAATCTTATGCAAAGTTATTTTGCTCCATCACCAAACCCTATCTTAATTAATGGGTTAAAACGTGGAAACCAACCAATTATTATTAACCAACATCCAAAGGATAGTGGTTCAGTAACTATATTGCGCTCTAAAAACGAATCCGGTGGTATTGAATTTACATGGAATACATGGTTGTTTATTGAAACAGTAGACGACACTTATCAGCACATATTTCATAAAGGTGATTCTGAATTGGACACTGATATGTCTAGTAAAATCAACAATGGTCCTGGTTTGTATATTAGAAAAAACCCCCAAAACAACGGTGCTGAATTAAGAGTTACTATGAGTTCGTTTGAAAATCCCAAAGCAGCCGATATTACAATTCCAAACATTCCACTTCAAAAATGGATTAATGTAACTATTCGTGTTAAACACAAAAACTTAGACGTATACGTTAATAACAATATTGTTCATAGACATATTTTTGAAGGTTCCCCACCAAAACAAAACTATGGTAATGTATATGTTGCCCAACAAAGTGGATTTGATGGATTGATTTCAAATCTTCGCTATTTTAACCGCGCTATTACAGGTGTGGAAGTTGCGAATATTGTTAAGAAAGGAGCCAATCTTAAGGCTGCTGGAGGAGATTCCATGTCTATTAACCCACCATACCTTTCCATGAGATGGTATCTACCACAAGAATAATTTCATTAATATCAACATTATATGTGTTTATAGTATATACATATAATGAATCTAACATTTCGCTTTTTTGATAAAGAAACATGGAGTATTTATGGCGTCCATAAAACCTTTATAATTTTAATGTTGTTTATATTAACAAAAAGGCAACTAACTACTACAAACTTGATTTTAATGTCGTTACTTTCCATGATGGAAGGGGGATTAATTGAAAAGATTTTGTTTACTGGTTTTTTAGTATTAATGGTATCTCAACCAACCTTAGACTGGATTATAGAAGGAATATTGTTTGTTTTATCCATTGTTTTAATACATTTTATGCCCCAAGACAATAAAGTTCAACATATGTTTGAAACAAACAATATACTTTTATGGGTTATGCGTATTTCTTCTTTTCTTTGGATGAGTTATATTACATTTAAAATAATAAAACCATTTAGTAAGTTAATTCTATAAATATCATAGATGTCCATCAATAGTATGTTTGTAAAAGAAACGTTTAATAATAAAGAAGCAATTCATCGGTTAGAAACAAAAATAGATAAATTAAGTAAACACTTAGAAAAGTTAGATAACAAACTTGATTTAATTATAGAAACTTTAAATGTAGATGTTAAGGAAAAATGTGATAAGATGGGAGAACATATAGATTTTATTGAAAATGTATATGATAACGTTAAAAATCCATTGGGATATTTGTGTAATAAATTAAATAGTTTTACTGGTGAAACTCAATACTCACTTGAAGATTTTGAAAGTGATGATGAAGATGATTATGAAGATTATGTAGATAGAAGAGAACTTGATGATAAAAGTGATAGCAGAGGCGATGACTATACAGATATTGGTAAATCAGTAGAGGTTTAGTTTGTTTAGTTTGTTTATTGTATTTATCATCAACTATCTTAGGTAAGGATTGATACACAATTGCATGGATGGAAACACTTTATTGGATTCACATACATCTTCTTTGCCTATTTCAACACACCTACGATTTCCATTTTCACTACCTATGTAACAGTAAGCATTTTTATTGTTTTTCACCATATCTCCACTGGAAGCATCAACTGTTCTACTACCACTTACTGGTATATTTTTTTCTGGTTGGTTTAATCGTCTTCTTATCTGTGTTTCTGGTATATTAATCAATTGCGAAGCGCTTCCTTCAGCAACATCCAAAGCGATTTTACCACCAGTTGCGGTAGTTGCCAACGTTTTTTTGGTTCCTTCTGCTCCTCTTAAAAGAGATACACCTAAATATTTTCCAAATATATCAGTCCCTTCTGATAAGTAAGTAAATATATTTAAACCCATTAACGCCATAAACAAAACCGCAAAAACAATCTTTATGTAAAACCATGCACCTTTTCCTCCTACTACTTCAGAAGTCATTACATTTGCTGATGGGGATAAAGATGGTGTGATAACATCACTAATATTATTATTTTCCATATACAAATAGGTCACATAAAATAAATAGTTTGTATAACAAATATAGTTTTGTATAACAAATATAGTATTCTTTATAGTATATTTGTTATGAATTTAATTAGGTTGATAAATAACATGTTTAGGTTAACTTAGGTTTAACTTAGTTTAGCATCCACATTTATCATCTGCGCGATTAATAATTAGACGCATGGTGTATGGACTTTTACCAACACGGGTTGGTACACCAGATTTCATGTTACCACCAGTGGTTCCATCATCTGCACGTTTAGCAATGTAATATCTTGGTCTGTATGAAGGCATTATATACTAAATAAATATTTTTTTTTATGAACGCGGGATTAAATTGGTTAAACTATTCATTTTCTCCAAACGTTCAATTGTTTTTTCTAAATTACCAGAGTTATAACTATTGTTAAATAAATAATCCGTTTTGGGTCTTATTTCATTTACCTTTATTTGCTTGTATATAACATTAATCTTTTTCTTAATTTGTTCTATTAATTCGGGATTTTGAATTATTTTTACAGAATTGTCTACGTATTCCGTCAATAAAGCAATACTGTAAAACATTAGATATTTCCGCTTTCGTTTTGTTCCAGAAGAGTATTTAAGACAAAATAAGTTGTTAATAGATGTTATTATCTTATACATGCCTTTACTTTTCTTTTTCGCTGTTTTTAAAATCAAATCCCATATAATCCAAACGATATCTTTTTGGAATGGATTGGCAACACTATATGCTCTTCTAGCACCATAAAATACTAATTTGTTTTCTCGTTTCGACAATGCTTCAAATCCTAATATCCACTCTATCCAATAAATACATTTGGTCATATTCTTAACATTACTACTTATATTGTATGCTAACTCATTAACAGCAATAAACAATTCTTTTGGGTCATCTTTATGAACACTGTCTTGGCCGTATTCTAAACTGTCTGCTTCTAACTTATATGATATTCGTAGTATATTGTATTCTTCCACTGGTATTTTGGGAACATCAAATGAGTTTTTCTTTCTAGACAAACACATCACGCACATTACTTCAGCAAACATTTCCCTTATTTTTTGGTTGTTACGCATCTTTATTTCATTGTCTATGTAACCGTTATTTAGCATATCTTTAAAAAAGGAAAGTCTTAATTCTAAATAAATGGAAATTTTAGGATTTCCAATGTGAATGTGTTTGCCTATTAAAAGTAAAATTATTTCCCACAAATCAATAAAATGTCCACTACAAATAAACTCAGCGCTCCAATAACATGCTTCTTCTAACTTGTTATACAAAATAGCGTTTATCAACTGTCTTTTTACGTCGCTTTTTTTAAACTGTGAAAATGTTATTCCAGAGAACTCTTTTTGCATTCTTTTATCGTTAATATCATTTTCATTCATTAATAATTACATTTCACATAAAAAAAATACCAATAATACATATATGGCTAACTCATTTATTAAATTTTTCAATAAATTATTTAAATCATTAAGGAAACTTCCTAAACTATTTACTAAATTACCTTTGATACAAAAACTTCTTATTTTACTTATAATTGCCTTTGTAATTACTTCGTATATGTTTAATAAAAAGGAGGGTTTTGAACAATCAAGTCAGTTTATTGTTAAAAAAGGCAATGACGTGTATGATGATTTTTATTGTTCTATTTATGATGATTTGGTATACGATGACCTTAAAAATGATTATGAAGTAGTTCATTTAAAACGAACTGGTAAAATAGATGAAACGTCAAGTGTAATTGATTTGGGTTGCGGTCGAGGTCATCATGTAAATTACTATAATAAAGCAGGTATTCAAGCAACTGGTTTGGATATTTCTCCTAGCATGATAAAGTTGGCAAAGCAAGAATACCCTGAATGTGATTTTAAGGTAGGAGATATGTTGGATTCTTCTAATTTTCAATATGGAACAGCAAGTCATATTATTTGCTTGTATTTTACCATTTATAGTGTAGAAGATAAGGTAAAATTCTTTAAAAACTGTTTTGATTGGTTAAAACCAGGTGGTAAATTGGTTATTCATTTGGTAAACAGAGACAAGTTTGACCCCATATTAAATGCTGCCAATCCACTTTCACTTGTAAGTGCTCAAAAATATGCGGAATCGCGTCTTACTAAGTCTGTTGTTAAGTTTAAAGACTTTTTATACAAAGCGTCGTTTGTTCCAGACAATGAAAACGATATGGCTTACTTTTATGAGACATTTAAAGACGATGCTACTAAAAACACTAGAAAAAATGAACACATGCTTTATATGGAGTCACAACGTGATATATTAACTAAGGCAAAAAGCACAGGGTTTATCATGCAGTCTAAAATAGATATGGTAAATTGTCAATATGAATACCAATACTTGTATTTTCTCCAGAAACCAGAGTAAGATGAAATAATTAAACAATGAAATAATTAAATAATTAAATAAAACAAATATTATTCGTCCTTTCTTTAAAAATTTATTGATTACTAACATATAATGAATAAATTTATGATGCTTAAATATATGACATTAGGAGTTGTTGTTTTTTACGTGTTGTTTATCATATATTTTAAATTATCTTATCCATTTTGGTCAAAACAACCTATTTTCTACTATCATGATGTCAAAAACTTGATATATCCCAAAGGAATAATTGAAACATCTCTCCCTAATTTGTCTCGTAAAATAAATAAATCAGTTGATTATAAAAATGCTAGAACTTTAACAAGTCAAGAAATATCAAATCTTACACAATTCTTGGAAAACAATTATATGACAGAACATCATGAAAGATATATACCTACCAATAATGATGTGATGGACCATTTGTTATGTAGAAACATGCCTTCTAATGTGTCATTGTATTATGATAATTTATACGGTGATTTAATTGGTAGTATGACTTCTGCTTACAAAACATTTATAAAACCAAACGTTGAATTACAAGTTGGTTATGTTGATAATTTATGTGTTGATAAAACCCATAGAGGTAAAAATATTGCTGGACAATTAATAGAAAACCATTATATAAGGGAGAGATACCAACATAAAACAGCAGTATATATGTTTAAACATGAAGGTATTTCAAGACCATTTGTCCCTTTAACAATATACAATACTTATTTTTACAAACTTAATTTGTTTCATAAAATTATAACAACACAAAACTATTTAAGTTGCGTTCAAGTTACAAACGCAACGTCTTATTTGTTGTATGATTTACAAACCAAGTTAAATAAAAGTATTAAAAATAACATCAAAAAAGACGTCAAAAATAAACTGTTATTTCAATGTGTTATTATGGATGGTCTTGAACACTTGATGTATTTAATTAAAAAGCAACACTTGCATGTATTTTGTTTAGTTGAAGACAAAACACCATTGGCATTTTACTTTTTTAAAAACACATACACCACATACAATGGAGACAAATCAATTGAATGTTTTTGTTGTATTAAATATAATCCTAAACTTGAAGCAAACAAGTTTATATTAGGGTTTTATTTAGCAATTGATTGTTTAAAAACAATTGATAAATATAAGATTTTACTATTGGAAAACATATCCGACACACATTATTTGATACAAAACATAAAACAATCACCATACCACTCATCTAAATACTATTACTACATGTATAATTATGCTATGAAACCAGTTTCAGCAAAGCATATTGTTATTTTATAAACCGTATTGTAAACAGTGTTATATACCACATTATCGTGTATATTTGCCCGCTTTTGCAAAACTATCCACTACAAAAATAACAAAAACTCCTAAAAACATATACAAAATTAGTTCCTCGGTGACATTGTTTGTTTTTTCGTCTTTGTTTTCTTCAAGCAAGTGTATCATATAGTTAAGCTTTTTCATCAAGTCATCCTTAGACCCATGAATGTTTGGAACATTTGTAGTATTTTCATAATATGGGATATAGTTGTTGTAATATTGCTTGATTTTTTCATCTGAAACATTAATATTATTAAATGCTTCTGGTGAAACAGCAGCATCTACACTTTCTTCTTGTTTTTCATTTGGGAGAGATGTTAATTCAGGGTTAGGAGGAGGGTTAAAATCTGCTAAACTATCGTCCTCTTCATCTTCTTCTTCGTTTTTATAACCACTAGTCATTGAATTTAGGAATTCCATTGCTTTTTTACTTGGTTTTGCTTTCTTTTTAATGGTTTTATTTTTCCTTTTTCGTTGTTGTGGTTCCATATTTTCATTATTAGACATAAATTCAGAAAATCCTAATTGACTTGCCATACTTATAAAAAAAGAAGATTATTTTTTATTTGTTTTTATTTATATATAATGAAAAAATATGCAAATATAGTTTTACTATCCATATTGGCCGCTTTGTTCTACAAAACCCCTGATTTTTTAATCGATAGTGTATCAGCACCTATGGGAAAACTATCTTGGATGATTGTTATTTTTGTAGTATATCAAATGTTAGATAAAGTAAGTGCTGTTATTTTAGCAATAATCATGATTACACTTCTTCACCAAACCACCACAGAAGGGTTTGAAGGAAAAAAAGAAGAAGATGAAGAAACAGACAAGACTAAAGAAGAGGAATTGGCTGAAATGGAAGAAAAAGAATTAAAAGAAACAAAGACAACTAAAGGTAAAAAGAAATCTAAAAAAGTTTCAAAAACAAAAAAGGGAGAGAAAGATATGGAATCAGTAGAAATGGAAGAAGAAGTAAACATGGAAGAAGAAGAACCTGAAGCAGGTAAGGAAGGATTTGAACTGGTTAAAAAATCAAAGAAAGAGTGTGAAACTTATGATAAAGAAGGATTTACTGGTTTTACTGATTTGTTGAAAAAGTTTAAAATACCAGTAACTACTACCAATACAACTGATTTAGACAGAGAACTAAAGGTATCTTCTGAACGTTCTACTATTGATTCAAGTAAAGAATTAATGTAACTTTAATAAATCCCTAAATAAACATTTTATCAACTATAAAACATTTTATCAACTATAAAACATTTTATCAAACTATATTAAACAAAGATGATTACAAAAATAAAGGAAAATTTAGCATCCCTTAACAATAGCAAGTTTTTTGCTGGTTTAGTAATGATTATGCTTAACATTGGTTCTAAATATATTACTATTGAATTAAGTAAAACTCAAGAAGAATACCTTAAAAACCATATTGCAAGACAAATATTAATATTTTCTATTTCATGGATGGGAACACGTGATATTTTAATGTCTCTTGCTCTTACCGCCATTTTTGTTGTAATGACGGAGTTTCTATTTAATGAAAACAGTCAGTTTTGTATTATACCAGTAGAGTATAGAAAATACAAAGATGTATTGGATTTAAATGGAGATGGGGTTGTAACTCCAGATGAAATAAAAAAAGCAGAAGAGTTACTTAAAAAGGCAAAGCAACAACAGACTAATACTGCTATGTTGAAAACATTAAATCAGTTTAAAACTCTTGTATAATAGTGAAATATAGTGAAATGTAGTGAAATATAGTGAAATGTAGTGAAATGAAGTGAAATGTAGTGAGGTTGATGTGAATATGGTTAAAATAAACATCTCTCCCTTTTTGATTTTTAATAAAATTTGTGAGAAGGATTAAATTATATTTTAGTTAAATTATCTAACTAAAATATAACTATGAGTAAATCAGATATACTAAAAAAAGATAATGTTATAACGTTAATAGACACAACGGATAATGAAAAAATAAGTGGTATAGTCTTGAATCGCATTCAAAAAATCAATAAAGAAAGAATCAATGACAAAGATGCAATTGACCATGAGTTTGAAAAGCGTTTGTTTATTAGCAACCCAACATTATCGTATAGCGACTTGACAGACAAGCGTTTTAAGAAAATAGTAGAAAATAACGTTAAGCGTGTATTGGTATATAATATTGAAGAAGAAGGAGCAGAAGAAAACTTTCCAGAATACGATGACACGACTACACAAATTACAATATCACCCAAAAATAACATTGATAATAACACCATTATACCATATAAAACATTTGTTCAACAAACTTATGGCAATCCAAAAACAACTTACTGGTATAAAGGAACTATAACAGACAATGATGGTAAAAACGTATTTAGTATTAAGTTTGATGATGGAGAAGAGATTGATGAAATATCACCAGAATACATCAGAAAGTTAGATGAAGTTTACGACACAATTACTGTGAATATACTAACAAACAAAGGGTTAAAAACATTAAGAAATTTGTCTCGCGATAAAACCAAAAACATACAAGCACAGATAGACCGTGATACTGTATATACTATTTTGGAATCTAGTGATGTAGAAGAAATCACCAAAATGAGAAAATTAAAGGAAAAATACGACAAAGTATCCAAAAAACAAACAAAGAAAACACGATACAACCTAAAATGGTTTTACAAAACAAACTACTCTGGTTCTCGTTATTTCCCTCTTAAAATATCCAATGTAGAAATGCTTTCCGAAGCAGACAAATATGCACAAATAGACAAATACACTGAATTAAAAGAAGGAGATATTGTAAAATACAATGACCCTAGTCACCGTAACCATGATTTACTTGCTAAAATAACTGGTATTCGTGAAGACCCTTTAAACAAACGTAATTATTATGATAGAAAAAAATACATTTATAACATCAAGTTTGAACCATTCGAAACATACGTAGAACCAACCGAATTACAAGAATACCAAGAAAAATATGAAAATATAGTAACAACTATACCAAATGTTAAACCAGAGAAATTACTTAAGTTTAAATATGTGGAAAAAGAACACTATGATAAAGATGTCACAACATTAATCAAAAACAAACCATTACTTGAGAATTTCAACAATGTTATTACAGAAAACACTCTACAACGGTTAAGAAAAAACACCAAATTCAACTTGGATTTTATTTTGGCAAAATATCAACCAGAGTCTGGTGTAAAAGACTTAAACCGATTGATAAAACCAAACAACAAATCAACCTATACGATTTCACATTCCCCTTCTATTAAAAAAAGACCATCTGGACTATTCTTTGATATGAAGATTAAAGAAATAGATGGCAAGAAAAAAGTAGTAGATATTGATATTTACGTAGACTTAACATTGTTTCAAGCAAAACAGATTAGTGAAGAAGAGTGGAACAAAAAACCATTGGTTGGTAAATTAGGTTCTATTCTAGGAGAACAAATTAAAAACAGTTATGCTGGTGTATTGAATTGTCCTGGTCGTTTTGATAAATTAAAATCAATATTTCTTACCAAAGGTTGGTTTATAGACCCTGAAACAGCAGAAACAAACCTAATTAAAAAATCGTTTAACCAAACCTCTAAAAAGATAAAAGCACTTAAAAATCAAATATACGATATGGAAGATGAAAAAGACGAAATTATCAATGAGATAAAAGAAACACGAAAAATGGAACCAATAGATGAAGATTTAATAGTAGATAATCAAATAAGGTTGGGGGAAAAAGAAGAAGAAATAAAAAATGCAAATCGCCAACTTGTTGAATTAGAGGCTATATTAAAGCAAAAAGGAGGTAGAAAAACGAAGCGTAATAAGTTGAAACATAGAGGAATTCACAGTAAATCAAAAACAGCAAAACGACGTCAACATACGAAACATCGCAAAACAAAAAAGAAGCACAGTAACTAACCTAACTATAACTGAATTATAATAATTATATTTTAACATATAATCATTATATTTTAACATATAATCATTATAATTAAATGGAGTCACAATACGTTTCTGTTTCTGTTTTTTGAACTACATCATTACCACTGACATCCAGTAAATTCTCTAATTGTTTTACTCTATCTTCTAACATTTTTATATGTTCTTCATCATGCCTTACTTTATTGTCTAAATTATTAATATTGATACCGTAATACCAATTATACACAAATGAAACACTATTTACCGTTAATTTAGTAGCATGATAAGCAACATCTACCGCTTCATATAATAAAAATCCTAAAACCATTTGTTTGTTTGTATGTTTGTATGTTTTATATTGTATAAAATATATTTATATTTATAATTATATTTTGTAATGTAATGTAATGTATTGTAATGTAATGTAATGTATTGTTGATTTATTGATTATTAATTTAAATACCCAAATTAACTACATTGCGGTTTGACTTTTTACGCTTGCTTTTTACCATCTTGTTTTTCTTTGAAGACAAATCAGTGGATTGGATTTCCTCCAACTCTTGTAAACTAATCGTACTTCCTTCCTTTTTATCTTCATTGATATTAATGGTCTTTGTCTTTAATCCAGCAAGAATATCTCTTAAATCACCTGGTCCTTTCATTTCCGCACGAGCACTACCAAAACTAGAATCCATGTTCTCAGCATCATTAAAGTCTGGATTTCCTCCTCTGGCAACATCAATATCTGGTCTAGAAATACTTACTTTTTTGTTTTGCCTAGGAGGGTTACGTTTCATTTCTTGAGTAGGACCGGGTGGAGAACCACGAGGTGCCATTACCGGTGGAGGAGGCATACTACTATTGTTTCCTCCTCTAGCAAAATCAGACATAAAGTTTCCAAATCCAGGATTACTTTCCCCCATGGTATTTACTGCTGCCTGTGTAAATTGTTGCATCAATTCTGGATTTTGTCTCATAATATCATCCATTCCTGGCATAGATGACTTAAACATCGTATTTGTCATATGAAGCATCAATCCACTTCCTCCCAACATAAACAACAATTTCAATTCTGGTGCAACCTTTGTTTTACCACCATACTTTTGATGCAATTCACCAAACACTTCATCGTATTCGTCCATATTTTCATTGACTGCTTCAGACCAACCATCCAACTTTAAATCAAATGGGTCAAACTTGTTGTTTAAAAACTCAATACCAGATACAAATGCCATAAGCATCTTTGCTTGAAACTTTTTACTATTGTCTTTTTCTCGCTCCGACTTAATCATCTCATATTCTCCCTTCATTTCATCTAAACTACTTTCCATAGAATACTTTTTACTCAATGTAATACCCTTTTTCTCCATTGCTTCCAACTTTCGCAAATAACTAAACTTTTCCTTTAACAACTCCTTTCCACTCAACTTTGGCCTTTCTGGAACCTTTATTTCAGGATTAACTGGAATATCCGTAAAACTTTTAAAACCATCTCTGGATTGGGTTTTTCCTAAATTTCCCATTAACGAAGGGGCACTTCCTATTGAACCACCAATATCATCCATTGGAGGTGATTCTATATTTAATTGAATAGGTGCATCATCGGATAAATTTGAAGCAGCATTCAATAAAAAATCCCCTCTACTTACATTACCACTTGGTTTTGGTGCTTCACCAATATCAATATCTTCCAAATCATTAATTTCCGACAGTTTTATGTCTGATTTTGGCTCACTCGACTTATTTTGCTTACTAGGATTCATAAGCATTTCTGCCCCTGGTCCAAAATTAACGGATTTTTTTCCTCCATCACCAATTGGTTCAACAGTTGGACCAGGCATAACTTCTTCTGATAATTTCAGTTCAATACTCATACTTATGTTTTAAATAGAACTTTTAATTTTAAGTAATCCGCACTATTATTTAATTATTTATTTAATTAATCATTCAATTATTTAATTAATCATTTAATTATTATTTAAAATATTCATTATAAATAATTATTCGATAGTAATAGAAGATGGTTTCAAATTAGAAATAAACCACTTACCTTGTAAATAACAATCTGCCAAATCATCTTTTTTGTTGTGTTTGTTAAAATGTTCAAACCATGATGATATTTCAGTATGTGTGTTTAAATCACCCAACGTATATTTTATACTTGCTTTTTTCCGTTCACTATAACACGTTTTCTTTCCACTCCCTATCATCTGATTTAATTTATTTGAAGCATTAATCATTTCAATATCAGTAATACCTTGTTCAATGAAATGTTGTGTAATCATACCTTGTAAAGTTTTCATTCGTAATGCCAATGGACCTATTTGATTTTCAATAATTACTTTGTCTACCTCTTCATAGTTAAATATATCTGTAAACTTTTCCTTTAAAGCAATACCATAATCTACTAAACTAATGGAACTGGTTTTTTTTATAACAACTGGCATTAAATAATTGTTAATTAACTCTTTTTTAATGCTGTCCAATAAAACGGACTTGGTGTGTTTTTTAATAGAAGGGTCCACTGAAATATTGTATTTTTTTACATACTGTTTTAATTCAGACACCAATCGCTTGTCTATTTTCTTTATATTTAATTCATCATTAGGTATCTTATGATTACTTTGTTTTGCATGTGTTTTACAATAGTAAATAGCATTTTTAAAATATTTCGCTTTTTTATTACACTCCTTTTTGTTTTTTGTTAAACACTTACATATATACTTATCTGAATCGGTTAAATTAATAACATTCCAATCCAATACCGTATAATTAATTTTATTGGTTGAATAAGGAACTTCTGTATTAACTTCCATTAAACAATATGCTAAATTTTTCATACCAACATCAATACTTATAAACTTCATTGTATTAAGTAGTATTATTTATTATTTATTATTATAATCTATTGTTTTAAAATCATAATAATACTAATTAATTATTTAATTGCCTAAATTTATTTACCAGCACGTTGTTTTAATAACTCTTCTTGTGTAACAAATGGAGCAGTCATTTTGCTTTCCAATTGTTTTCTGGACAAATACAAATTTTTAAGGTCGGATTTTTCATATCCAAAAGGAGTAGTCGTATCTGTAAAACTTTTAAACAAATATTTACCATGTGCGACAACATCTGAAAAATGCTTAACATTAGAACATCCCTGAGATGATTCCATATTTTGAGACATAATATCCAAACCATTATTGATTAAATATTGTCTGTAATCGTAGTTATTTTTAATTCCTACACTTTTCTGCAATTCATTGTTAATATCACAAGCAGTCTCATGTTCGGTATGAACACGACCATCACTCATCATAGCAGGAAAATCAGAATAAATATTATTTGAACCCTTATAACATGTGCTCCAACTCATTATTAATATATTATATTATGATATTTTTATTAACAATATTATAATATTTAATTTAATTTATTATATGTATCTTAGTTTATTGTCCCAATATTTCTAGAAGTTCGTGCTTCTTTTTACCTTTTACGTTAAGACCCTTAGCTTCACACAATAGTCGCAATTCCACCTTACCCATATTGCTATAATCAACTTTTTCTTCGTCATCTTCTTCGTCATCTTCTTCGTCATCTTCTTCGTCATCTTCTTCTTCGTCTAAATCATCGTCTAAATCATCCATATCATCCAACCCATCAGCATCTGGTGAAACAACATGTTCCTCCATATCATGAAGCATGTGACTTGAAGTTAAATCCATAACAGAACTGGTAACTTTGTCATCCATAATTTCTTCTTCTCCTTCATCTTCTCCCCCTTTTCTTTCTCCGATTAAATCATCGTGTGTAACAGTCTCTTCAACTACTACATTATCAGTGCCCTGAACTTCTTCCTCTTCTTCTTCATCGCTACTTTCTTCATCGCTACTTTCGTCATCTTCATCGTCTGACACTACGATTTTTTCATAGTTACACTGTCCCGCACCCATTTGCATTTGTTGACTACCATGAGACATTTGGTCGTGTGTTTGAATAATTTGTATCAATGAGTTTACTTTGTTTTCTAGATTGTTAATCCTTGATTTTACGTATAAATAAATCAATATAGTGGAACATAATGATAATCCAACTGATAAAATAAATCCTTTGCTAAACATATTTTAATATCAATACACATATTTAATCATAAATTTTAACGAATCAAATCGTATTTAATATCTGCTTAGCAGCAATCACAATTGTATCAGGGTAGTTTAATTGTTTTAATACGGAAATACCTCCCCGTATTTTGGATATTCCTAAAATCATTTTGTAAAAATAAGTTAAGTTGTCATTATGTTGCGTGGTTTTCATGTGACAATTTTCTATTTTAGTTTCACTTTTCAATAATCTACATATCTTCATGAAATGCGTCGTTAAAATAAAAGACACATTGTCGTATTTATTAATGTATTTTAAATAAGAGGTAGCACTTGAAATAGCTTCATATGGATTGGTTCCAGAATACAATTCATCAAATACGCAAAAATGCCTATCTTTTGGATTGTTTTTTATAGTATCCAATATAGACTTACATCTTCTTACCTCAGATTGAAACAAACTGTCTCTACTACAATTATCTGGTATATTTATGTAACAGTGAAAATATTTGTATGGATTGATTTCACCACTATCAAAATATCCATATCCTATACGTTGACTTAACAATATATTAACAATAACTGATTTTAATATGGTTGTTTTTCCAGCAGCATTAGGACCTGTTATAATTTTGTTTTTCGCAAAATCAATATCATTTTTTATAGGAGCAGTTTTAATACAAGGGTGATAAATGGCGTTAAATTTGCATTTGTTTTCCCGTGTGTATTTTATTTTGTTTATGGTTTTGTCTTTGATTTTGCTTACCAATGATTTCAACACATCAAAATATCCATGAAATCCTAAAGAATAAGTCATTACATCGTCTACTTCGGTTGAGTCGTAAAGTTCATAAAACGTCTTCATTATCCTTCCCGGTTTGGAGCAATACCCATAATTCATACGTTCACTTACAAAATCAAACTTGCGATACAAATCTACGGTTTTTTCCTTGTATTTGTTTAATGTCTGCATAAATCGCCCGTCGCCTTTATAACCATACTCCTTTAATTTACAATATTTAATTTTGTTTGCAAAATAGTCATACGATTGTATGGTGTAATTTAAATATTCCTTGGTTAAGTATAAATTTTGCTGTATTTCAAACTGAGACTTGTAAAATTTGTAACAAGAAATGAAATTTTGATATAAATTGTAAAAATACATAGATACAAACATTATACATTGAAACTTTTGTTGTATGGTTCCACTATTAAAGTTTATTATCATTTTACCCAATGAATTATTACTTAATACGTATTTTAATCCCTCAAAATAATTGGAAAAGTTGATATTTTCATTGCTGCTCACGGTTCTCATCAATAGAAATGGTAAAATAAGAAGTAATACGGGTGTCAATACCTGTAACAAAGGAGACAACAAATTTAAAATAGTAAGCCATGTTAAAAATATAGTGGAGTAATTTAAATAACTAAACCTTTCAAACTCCAAATACTGATACGTTTCTACAAAATTCTTGTTTGATTTGATTTTTAACCAAAAATCAGTCATATTATTAATGACGTGTTTATCAAACAACATATCTTTGGAATGTTTCAATAGTTTTTGTGTTTCTTTTAAATATTTTGTATTGGTGGAAAATTTACTTGCAAAATTAGGTAAAATCTCTTTTCCTACATCTGTTTCAATATCAACCAAATTATTGTATACACTATCGCTTTCTTTACTTTCGCTTTCTATCAACTCCAAATCACTTTGTATGTGCTTTTCTATGGTATGTGTTTTTTTACAGTAATCAATTGGTTGTTTAAATATTTGATTTAACATCATATGGTATGTGTCATTGTTTGTATTATCGTTGTTATTGGTTGTCTCTTTGAGAGGTGTGTCTTGGTCTATGTTTATATCAAATAGATTGTCTAACATAATATTTATAATTACTAATTATAAATATGATGGGGATAAAACGCAAGTAAAGTATGTTTGCGCGTATGTATATATTTGTTTAAGTTGATTTTAAATGTTCTGTGAAATTAGCAGGCATCTCAATAATCTCTGTATGATAGTAATCTGAAAAGCGTTTTAGTTTAGTGCTGTCTTGTTTGGTTTGAAAATTAATTGCAATACCCTTCCTACCCCAACGACCAGACCTACCAATACGGTGTAAATAAGTATGTTCGTTCTTTGGAATATCAAAATTAATAACAATACTTACTTGTTGAACATCAATACCTCTAGCAAACAAGTCTGAAGTAATCAATACCCTACAAGCACCCTTTTTAAATTTAACATAATTGTCTTTTCGTTCTTGTTCCGTCATCTTTCCATGTATTTTTTCCACAGGAAAGTTGTCGGTTTTCATTGCCTCCGTTAAATCATCTACACGATGTGTGCTATTACAGTAAATAATAGCCTGTGATATAGTAAGACTCTCAAATATGTCTTTAATAGTTTCGTATTTCTGAACATCATCCATCAAATTAATATAGTATTGAGCAATTCCTTGTAATGTTAGTTCTTCTGCTTTTACACGAATTTGTGTTGGATTCTGCATAAAACTTTTAGACAACTCTTCTAATTCTTGAGAATAAGTAGCACTAAACAACGCAACTTGAATATCATTATGAAGGTGTTGAAAAATATTATACATTTGGTCTTTAAAACCAGACGACAACATTTCATCTGCCTCGTCAATAACAAGCAACTTCATTTTATCTACCTTAAGATAACGCCGTCGTATCATATCATGAATTCTTCCAGGTGTTCCCACTACTACATGAGGCATAATTTCGTTTAAATCCGCTTTGTTTTTATCCACCGATGTTCCTCCTACCAATAAAAGTGAGCGAATTTTTAAGTAATGTCCCAATTGTTTAATTACCTTTGCTGTTTGGTCGGCAAGTTCATGTGTTGGTGCTATGATTAGTGCCTGTGTTTCATCAACCGTTTCGTCAATTAGTTGTAGTGTTCCCACTGAAAAAGCACCCGTTTTTCCAGTCCCCGATTGTGCCTGAGCAATAATATCTCTATGGCGATTATTATTAATATTATGTATCATTGGATACAGTGCCTTTTTTTGTATACTACTTGGTATTTCAAAACCCATTGAGTAAATACCACGAATTAGTTTTGCTTTTAAAGCAAGATTTTCATCTTCCCATCCCGTAATTTCATACAACTTATTATTATTATTAAGTGTTGGTTCAGTTTCAGTCATCATTGATACTATTATTTAAATTATGTTTTTAAGTTTATTTAAGTAAAGAGTTAATTGTTTAATTATAGTGACACAAATAACAAAACAAACAAACAAACAAATAACAAAACAAACAAACAAACAAATTATTATATGTGAAAATATATTAAATATAACAGAAAACATATATTAATGCTACAAACCTCTCAATCTAAACCCGAATCTCAAAGTCAATCTATAAATCGTTACAATTTAAGTTTTTATCATAAAATAGAAGACAATGGAAACTTAGAAGAAATAAACGAAAACACTATTCAATTAATTAATAACTTAGCAAAGCGTGTTGGGGCACCTAATTATCAAAAAACACCTATTTTTAAAAAGAAGTACAGCAAACATGGTAAGAAAAACGAATTGACAAATTGGAATGAACTTAGAAACTTTAAAGTAACAAAGTTGGAAAAAAAACTAGACGATACAAACATTATCATTGATAAAATACGAAGTAATTTAAATAAACTAACTAAAGACAGTTATGATATTATTAAAACTGAAATTATTGATTTAATCAATAACGACGTAGAAGATAAAAAGATGTTGAAAGAAGTAGTAACATGCATCTTTGACATTGGTAAAACAAACTTTTTCTGGTCTGAAATTTATGCCAAATTATACAAAGACTTATCTGTCAAATACAATTTAAGCGAAGTGTATCAAGTCGATATTGATACATACACTGAATTGTTTAAAGAAATTAAATATGTTGACCCTGAAGAAAATTACAATGATTTCTGTGTTTGTAACAAAATAAACGAAAACAGAAAAGCATTTAGTAAGTTTTTAACATTTATTATGATAGAAGGACTTATAGATTACAGTGTTATAAAAACAATTGTTGTTAATTTAATGGATATGTTTGATTTGTATTTAAACGATAAATCGAAAACACATGAATTAGATGAAGTAGTCAACAATATATTGATTTTCGCAACATACGACAATGGAACTTTATGTGAGTTAAAGTTAAATGATAAAATAGAAACTATATCCAATATGAATGCTCGTAGTTTTCCTGGTTTAACGCAAAAAACAGTATTTAAGTGTTGTGATTTTGTAGACGAATATCTTGATTAACTAATAAAATAAAAATATTAAACACATCTAATATTTTTATTTAATATGAACTATAATATCATAGACGGTAATAATGAAAAATTAAGAAGTGTTGGGTTTGATGAAATAGAAAAGATAGTAGAAGAAAATTTCAAAGAAACTATTCAGAATGAATATGAATTAAACGATACAGATGATAAATTTGATGAAAATGACTTGCTTTGTTTAAAAATGGATTATGAAATAAACTATCTTAAAAAAGATTTAATACATATTATGAAGTATTATGGATTGTCTATACGTAAAAAAAACAAAGAAGAATGTATTGATGACATTATTGAGTTTGAATTAAATCCAGAAAATGAATTTATAGTAGACCATCGCAAAACACTATGGTTTTACTTGGAAGAGTTGGAAAACGACGAATACCTTTCCAAATTTATTAAAAAGTAATACCCACAATGTCTAAAAATTGAATTTAAATTATTAATTAATTAAAATATTAATTTAAATTATAATGGTAGTATCCAATATCATACAAAACGTTACATTTAAAGAAGATAAATCTGTTGAAAAACATGATAAAAAAACAGAAGTATCTATATTTAGAATTACTTTATTGGACATTGATGTAAATGTTTCCGTTGGAAAAGTAAACACCTCTCTATACAATGATATTTACTTTGCTCCAGTATATTTGGTATTAAATGAAAATGTCCAAATCAAAATTGGTATTTATGAATTTCTTGCTGAAGATTATACTACATTGCTAGATGCTGACAACGATTTAAATATTGCTTACATTGAAGGACCACTTTTATTTGAATTTGTAACCAAAGAATATTTACAAGTAATGATGGAAAAATATGAATTATTTGAAGACATTTCAAGTGATGAGTCGGAATCCGAAGATGAAGAGAAAGATGAAGAAGACACTGACAAAATGCAACCATTTGTATATGAAGAAGACGATGCTGTTTATTTGGAGTTAAAGGAAACCAAAAAAGACGATGACGATATGGCAAAAATGTTTAAGAGCACTACCAATACCACATGGATAGAAGAATTCTACAAAAATAACAATTACAGTATTTTGGATAATGAAGGAGGAGGGGATTGTTTGTTTGCTACTATTCGCGATGGGTTAAAACACAGCAATATCACTATAACTGTTCCTGAAATCCGAAAAATGCTAAGTGAATCTACTACTCAAGAACAATTTAAAACATACAAAGAAAACTATGATATGTTTAGCGGTGAAATACGCGAATTAGAAGACAAAATGATAGAAGCTAGAAAAAGACATGGTGAACTTGCCAAAGAGTATAAAAAGATAGCATCAAAGGCAAAGCAAGAAAAGGATAGAGACAATAAGTTAATATTAAGAGACAAAGCATTGGCTATAAAGGCCGATTTTGAATCTATTAAACCAATCTTTAAAAAATACAAAGATGAAAAAGCAGTAGCTGAAACAAACTTAGTTGAATTTCAGTTTATGGAGAATATCGAAACCCTAGACGACTTAAAAAAGATGATTAATACTTGTAAATTTTGGGCAGATGCTGCTTCTATTACAAGAATAGAGTATATCATGAATATAAAGTTGATTGTATTGAGTAGCGAGTATTATAAAATGGGGTTAAAAGAAAGAGTAGTTACTTGTGGTGATTTTACACTTAAGGAAATAGAGGACAAAGGATATTTCAACCCAAAACATTATATTGTCGTAGAACATACTGGTGACCACTACAAACTAATCAAATATAAAAATAAAGGTGCTATGTTGTTTCATGAACTACCTTATAAGTTAAGAGAGGATTTGGTAGAACGATGTGCTAGTTCTCAGGGTAAGACAGTTTACAACTACATCCCTAAGTTTCAAACTTACATGGGTGTACCCACTACAATGCCATCGGTAGGTGATGAAGTAGACGAAGAAATAACATCTGATAATGAAGCAGAAATGACGCCATCTGTGTCAAAAACAAACGACGATGAACCATTGTTTGATGATAGTGTTATCTTTCAGTTTTATAGTAAATCCAAGGATGCCGCACCTGGTAAAGGAAGTGGTGAAAATATCTCTCCCAAAATGGAGAAGGAATTTATTGAGTTGGGGAAAATAAAGAATTGGAGACATCAATTGTCTAATTTCCACACAAAAAAAGACAAAAACAAAAAGATAGTTCCTTTGTTTAAATTAGATGGATACACTTGGGCAAGTGTAGAACATTATTATCATGCCAATAAATTCAAGAAAAACAATATGGATTACTACAAATTGTTTACTATGGAAAGTAAGTCTGAGATTTCAACAGACCCTATTGCTGCAAAAGGAGCAGGAGGAAAAACAGGAAAGGTAAACAAAAAGAAGTTTAGACCATCCAATGTTAAAATGGACGAAGACTTTATGATGAATGGTAAAAATGAAGATGTAATGTATAATGGTCAATTGGCTAAATACAAACAAAACCCTGAATTAAAAGATATGTTGTTGCTTACAAAAGACGCAAAATTGGTTCACTTTTCAAGAGGGGGTTCTATTGTATTTTATGATACCATGAAGGTTAGAAAGTTGTTGCGAAATGAATCAAAGTAGTTGCGACAAAATACATAACATAACACAAACAATATAACATAACACAAACAATATAAATAATTAAGTTAAATATAAATTATTTATATTTATAATATAAATGAGTAATAATGAAGAAATTATAGGTAAATTATTAGATAATATGGATATATTATATGTGCGTAATAAAACAAGGTCAGTTGAGAAAAAAATAATAGGTAATCTTTTTAATGATTTGTATAAGTCTTATAAGAAAGTTAAATTAATGATGACGACAAACAAAATACATATTAAAACAATTGTTCCCAAAACACCATCGGATATACCCAATACAGATTTATTAGACAGTCATTTTTGCATTAAAGATTTAAAACAAATCGTTCATAATCACACAGAAAAGGTAATTGTATATACGTGTATTTTAAGAAACGTTAAAATAGCTATTCATGTAAATGATTTAACTCCAAACAAAGACATTTATAAATATACAATGCATCATGTATTTTCTATGATTGATATGTTGTTGGGATATGCTAATGTAAAAAAACAAAAAACCTTGAATATATTTTTGTATTTAACGGATAAAGAAAAAAAACTGCCTACTACCAACATATGTGTATTAAACAAAGACCATGTTAATTCAGCAGTTACATACAGTTGTAGTGATGACGGTGAAATACTTGTTTTTAGAAAAGAAGAATGGTTGAAATGCTTAATCCATGAACTGTTTCATAGTTTGTGTTTAGATTTCATAGACTTGACAAGTGAAACCGACGTTAAAAAGTATTTAAATGGGTTGTTTTGTATTAAAAGTGACTTTCTACTTAGTGAAAGTTACAACGAATGGTGGGCTACAAATTTAAACTGTTTGTTGTATGGGTTTATGATGTTGGAGAAAAAAAGCAATAAAAAAGAATGTTTAAGTTTTTATCATTTATGCTTGACAACAGAACAAATGTTTTCAATGTTACAAATTACAAAGGTATTAAATCATATGGGGATGACATATCAAATGTTGATAAACAAAAACGTAGACAAGTATATAAAAGAAAACTTATACAAAGAAGATACAAACGTTTTTTGTTATTACATTATTAAAGGATTGTTGTTGTTTCATAATAATGATACATTTCAGTTTTTTAAAGAAAACAATACTTCGCTGTTAAACTTTGACAAAACTCCCCAAACCCTTAAAAACTTTTTAAAACTAATAAAAACATATCATAACGACACTGATATTGTTAAAACACTTAAAAACTATCTTGAATTTTATAGGGGCCTTGATACATCAAACAAAGATATACAAAAACTATTGACTACCATGCAAATGACGGTTAATACAATATAAGTTGTGTTGTGTTGTGTTGTGTTGTGTTGTGTTGTGTTGTGTTGTGTTGTGTTGTGCTGAGTTAATTTAAAATAATATTATCGTAATATATATTATATTATTTTACATATGTCATCGGTATATCGTAAAAAACTAAATAATACTAGAAAATCAAAAAGTAAAGGTAAGATTAGAAAACCGCGTTTAACTAGAAAAAACACTAGTTACCTTAAAAAGTTGGAACTAGACGAACAATTAAGTAGAAATATTATTAAGGAATCCGCAAATAAAACCCCCGTAGTAGCAATGGGACATGGTGTTAAACTGTTGTCAAAGTCTAAAAAACAATTGCGAAAAGGAAACGTGGGTAATGCTATGGCATCTTTATTAACTGCTGTTGCAGTATTATCCGCTACTGGACCATTTAACAAGCATCCAAACATAAAAGAAGAGCGAATGACTGGTAAATACGAAGGTAGATGGACAGGAGATCCAGATGAATTGTTAAAGTGGCATATGGATAAATCAATTAAACCTTCTTTTAAATCCACTACACGAAGAAGGGAAAAAACATTAAAGAAAAGACAGAGTAAGAAACCAACAAAACCTCGTAGCAAAACAAAGAAAAACAAGAAAATCAATAAAAGCAAGAAGCGTGTGTAAGGTAGGATATATAGTATATAATATCATAATCATAATAAAATTGAAATAATATTATTATAATTATTAACAGTTACAACAATCAGTAAAAGTATAATCCAAACATACAATGGGAATTAAATTATTAAACAAATTAATGAAACAATATGCGTCCAAGGCAGTAAGAATCCTTCACTTAAAAGATTTAAAAGATAAATCTATTGTTATTGATATTAGTATATACTTATACAAGTATAAATCACAAAATATGCTTTTAACAAACATATTTAAATTGTGTAGTATTTTAAATCATTATCAAATAGATGCTATATTTGTATTTGACGGGCGACCTCCTCAAATTAAGATGGAAACATTGTCTCAGCGAAGTGAGCAAAAATACATAGCCAAACAAAAATACTATGATATAATTGATAACTATTCAGAAGAATATATTAAAACAAACAAAAATCAATTGCTTGAATTAAAAAAATCGTTTACTAGAGTTAAAAAAGAAGATATTGAAATCGTGAAAAATTTATTGAAAAATTATGGTATGAAATACTGTGAAGCAATAAATGAAGCAGACCATTTGTGTGGAAAGTTGGTAAATACGATATGTAAAGATGGGTGTCTATCCGACGATATGGATATGTTTGTATATAATTCCAAATATGTTTATAGAAACTTAGACATTGTAAACAGAACATGTCTTTGCTATGACTTACATTTAGTATTACAATACTTAAATATGAATTTTGCAGATTTTAAATGGATGTGTGTATTGTCTCAAAACGATTACAATATTCAAACGAAAAATGTGTTTGAGTATTACAAACTATACAAAGAATACAAATACAAACAACAACAAAGTTTTCATAAACAAACATCTTTTATTGATTATATTATGGCTACGGAATTTATGAATAAAAAAGAAATAAATCACCTACAATCCATATACCAAATGTATGATATAGACCATAAACCATTTGACCAAAACCAATTGGTTTGCAATTATGTAGACACAGACAAAGTATATAAATTATTAGAACAAGATAACTTTGTATATCCACCATCACAATTGGTTCAAGCATGTTAAATAATATTTACATTGAATTACTATAAATATTATTTTTAATTAAATTAAGCAGACTGAGTGCTGGTGCTAGTCTTGAAGTGGGGCTTCATCCACTTTTGTAGGTTAAAGTAAGTAAGACTGTCTGACTTCTTCATTCCCAAAAGTTTGCGCAACTTAGCATCAGGGTTGATGTTGCGACGATTGGCAGGGTCTTGAAGTTTATGACTAAGGATGTATTTTTGTAGTTCCTTAGTTACTTCAGTGCGGGCCATTTCAGTTCCTTCTGCTTTTCCTAGAAAGGCAGCCAATTCAGAACTAATTTGTGCTGGTTTGGTAAAACCACTTGGTTCTTTGCTACCAGCTTTGCGCTTCTTTTTACTGGCTTTTTGTGCTTGCTTCAATTCACGGTCAGCACGTTTTGCTAGAACACGTGCTTGTGTGGTTACAGTAGATAGTTGCGTTCGCAAAGCAGACAACTGACTTACCAATTCAGCAAACTGGTCGGATAGTGATGGAACTTCTACCGTTTCTGGAGCAGTAGTAGTAACGGCTGCTGGTGCGGCAGTAACAGATTTAACAGCAGTGGTTGATTTTGCTGCTTTGGCTGCTTTTACAGAAGCAGGTGCAGGAGTAGAGGCTTTGGTTTTCTTTGATACTTTCTTTGGCATCTTATAATCTATTATTAACACATCTTTTTAAGTTCATTTCTTAAAATATATTATTTTTAAGAAATGTTTTCATTTTTAAACGAAGCATCCAGTTAAAATTTTCACACAGACAAATTTTCGTGCTTATTTTTCTAAATTATATCTTTGTTTATTTTATTTGATATTTGTTTATTTGATATTTGTTTATTTGATATTTGTTTATTTGATATTTGTTTAATATTGGTTGCGAATCGTTCCAATGCGTTGTGGTTCATCTAACAAACAACCTATTTCTAAAGTAAATGAGGGTGATGCTTTATCGAATTCGGCCATTGTTCCATCATGATGTCTAAATTTAAACTTAAGTTTACTTAGGGTTTTTATTGGTGGATTATAGTTGTGTGAATTACTCGTTATTTCACTTGAATTAAACGATATCATATGAAACAATTGGTCTGCCACAATCGATGCTTGAAGAACATTGGTTTTTACCAAAGAAAGTTTAGCAAAAGCGCTGTTGTTTTTAAATACCAAATCATTGTTGAAACTGGAATTGGTGCTATTGGAATATGGTTGTATTTCACTAATATAGTTATGTTTATCCAATTCAACATACATTGTATCGTATTTCTGCGTATTCACTGCATGGGGTGATTCTAAATATGAAACCGTTGTTTTTGCCGAATTATGTTGCTTAGAAGGAATCAACCAAGCGACAGTTTCATGGTCTAATGTTAATCCGGTTTTTAATTGCGTATAACTATCTGCTGTTGCTACATCAAAAACTGTACCAGTATAATCTTGCTTTTCATATCCCAAAATACAACCTAAACCCCAATCCATATAATTCGTAAATTTTGGTTTGTAGATGCAATTTAGGTCGCTATTGAATGTATGCTCGTATGTAAACAATAATTTAAATACTCCTTCTGTTACACCAAATAATATTTTATTTGTTATTTCGTTATATTTAACCTTAAAAGGTTCAAAATTAAATTGGTTATACATTGAACGATTAAGTATATTTTGAATCATGTTTGCCAGTTTTACAGGAGTATAATAACCATCTGGTATTTGTATGGTTTCCGTTACGTCACCCGCGTGATGATTTATATCCATAGCAGTTCCAAAGGTTGGATTGGCATATTGAATTCTTATCTTAGAATTTAGTTTTCGTTCACTTATGTTATGTAGAAAATTGGGAAGAGTAATGTCTTTTAACTTGATATAACTTACATTTTGAAGTGGAGAAGGGAGAGATATTTCAAATTCATTGTTTTTTTGCCATTTAGATACATCCTTATCTATACCATGTATCGAAATAAGTTCTTTACGCATTACATAGTTTTGTCCTGGTTTTATTATAGGGTGCATTATTATAAATTTAATATATATTATTTTTAAATTTATATCTGTTTACTTTCAATAAAATATCTGTTTACTTTCAATAAAATATCTGTTTACTTTCAATAAAATATCTAATTGTTATATATCATGAGTAAATTTGGATTAGCATTAGTTGCGTTAACTATTATAAATACGATAGTGTCTATTGTTTTTGGATTTAAAGTAAATAACGTTTTGTTTGGTTTTGTTGTCGCGTTTTTGGGGATTAGTGGGTTGGTATTTATGGGTAATATGGTTAGATTTGCTAAAGAATTAGCAGAGGCTTTTTCAGAAAAAGCAGGAGTTGTAAATGTTATTAAAAGGGTATTGTTATCTATATACAATAGTTTTGATATATTTATCATTATTGGACAGCTTATATTTTATTTAATGATTGTAATGAAATCACCTGGTATATTTGTAACCAATGAAATACCCAAAAACTTTAAAACGAAAAATACAACCGTAATTGTATCCTTTGCTGCACAATTATTGATGACAATAGCAAGAACTATTATGAATAAACCGTTGTTTGGTGAGATAACCATATTAATTGGGATTATTACCGCCTTTTTAATTTACGATATTAGAACAGACATTGAAAAGAAAAAGGTAGATAAATACAGTTACAAGTAAAATATTCAAATCATAAATTATATTGTAGTTTATGATTTGTTGATGTATGATTTGTTGATGTATGATTTGTTTATTGCTTTTTGTCTACTATTATAAAGCGGAATGTGAGACCATGTTCTTTGTTTGTAAGCCATAGTCCCGATATTTTAAGTATTATGGTTAGTTTTGAAACTCTCCCCATCAATCGTGTAGTGTCTTTGTGGTATAATTTAATGTAGTAATTCATCAATTGTTCGCGTATAGTATATACGGGGTGCTGTGTTAATTGAATATAGTTTTTTAATATTTGATGTTCTATGCCTGTTAATTGACGAATAGCAAGTTTGTTTTTTTCATTGTATCTTGAAAAATTACACTTTATTTTGCTATAATATTCTTCTATTTCCAAATCATACAAGTTAAACTTCATATAAATACCATTGGTTGAAAACAAATTATTGGAATAATACATTCTATAAAAATAACTATTTTCAATAATATTGTTTTTGGATTTATCACTTATAATAACATTATTTATTTCAAAATCATTAGTCGGTATGGTTAAATACATATTAACATAATACAATGGGTTGTGTTTAAATGATTATTGGTATAGATACTTTATCATTCTATACCCGTGTGTAGTGTGCGTGTGTGTGATATTTTATGAAAACTGGTCTTTTTTTAACAATAATAGTGTTTGTAGGTCTGTAATTGTAAGTGTTTTGTCTATGTCTTTAACTGTTTTTAACATCGTTAAACATTCCAGTAATGAATTAGTGTAAGCAGTTTGTTTTTTATGTATGTATAATTTCCATAAATGGTATACATTTGGTTGGGTTTCTTTTATTGCTTCAAGTTGTTGAGTTATATTGTCAAATACTATTGAATGGTTCATTGGTATAAATAAAATTAGTATGTTTATGTTTATGTTTATGTTTATGTTTATGTATTTCGGTTTAAAAGTAAGTATTAATATTAAAGTAATACAACACTTGCAATGAATAATAAATTTGATGATTATATTAAACAAGTTGAAAAATATGATTTACATGAACACATTACAAAGGATAAGATTATCAATGAACATATGATTATATATGGTCCTAGTGGAATTGGTAAATACACACAAGCATTGAAATACATTAAAGAGTTTAGTCCTACCAAATGTAAATACGACAAAAAAATGACATATATGTTTCAAAACAAAAAAGAATACGTGTTTAAAGTAAGCGATGTTCACTTTGAGATAGATATGGAATTATTGGGATGTAATTCAAAGGTGTTGTTTAATAATTTGTTTTACCATATTGTTGAAATAATTAGTATGAGACAATCTAAGTTTGGTATTGTGTTGTGTAAAAATTTTCACAAAATTCATTCCGAACTATTGGATATATTTTTTACTTACATGCAGTCATTGCTTCATAAAAAGGTTAAAATTCAATACATTTTACTTACAAATCACATCAGTTTTATTCCAGACAATATACTTTATCGCTGTCAAACTATAAATCTTAAACGACCTACTAAAACAGCATATTTACATTGTATTAAATCACACACGTCCCGTAATAAAAAATACAAAATAAACAAAGACGCATTGGATAGCACATTGTCGCAGCCTTACAATATCACCAATATCAACAATCTACTGTTTAATACAAGCAAATTAAACGAAATTAGTTTGTTTCATATTGAAAAAATCATACATGCAATAGAACACTTAGACGAAATAAAGTATTACGACATAAGAGATTTACTATATAACTTGCTTATCTTTGATATTGACATATCTGATTTTTTGTTTTACACATTAAATTATTTTATATCTAAGAAACGGTTGAAATCAGATAATATGGAACAGTTGTTGTATGACATAAATAACTTTTTTTCACAATATAATAATAATTATAGACCTATTTTCCATTTAGAAGCAATCTTTTATAAATTATGTATAGCAATAAAACAAAATAATGGAAACACAAATAGATTATGTAATAGCGTGTAGGACATTAAATATCAGTAGTAAAACATTATATGTATGTGAAACGAAAGAGGAAAAAGTAAATTTAATAAAAAAGGCTTACTATAAATTAGCACTAAGGTATCATCCAGACAAAGGTGGTGACCCTAAACGCTTTAAAGAAATAAAGGAAGCATATGATTTTTTAAAACAAACCGATGATAATAATACGTATTTAAATGACGATATGGTTAATAAAGAAAACGATACATTTGAAAATATATTTGTTAATTTTGTAGAGTCAATGATTAAAAATAAAAAAGGATTTGAAATGTTTGATAACTTGTTTATAAAAACAACACTTCATTCTATTTTAAAGAAATGTGATATTTATTCAGTAAAGGTATTTTCACAACTTGAACTTGAAAAGTGTCGTTTAATATACACGTTTCTCTCCCAACATAAAGATACATTTTTTTTATCTGAAGAACAGTTACTTAAATATAAAGAAGTTATACGTGAAAAAGTTAGAAACAATAATATTATCTTGTTAAACCCTTCATTGAACGATATTTTAAACGATAATGTGTATAAGTTGGAATTAGAAGAAGACACTCACTACATTCCTTTATGGCATGATGAAATTATAATAGACGATATGATTATTAAAAATATACCAGATATATCAGACAATATATCTATTAATTTAAATCAAGACATTGTGGTAAAACATACTGCGTCTATTGTCGGTTTGTTTGAAAAAGGCAGTGAAACCCTAAAAATAGGCGATAAGGATATTACCATTTATGCCGAACAAGTAAAAATAACAAAAGACCTGCAATTTATCGTATTTAAAGAACAAGGCAAGTTAATTTCCAACAAACACAACTTGTATGACAATAAAAAAAGGGGTAATATCATAGTGGAACTTTCCCTCTATGTCTTGTGATAGAAAAATACATAAAAAATTATATTATTTTTTATGTATTTAATTAAATTTGTATTAAATTTCTATTAAATTGTTGTATTTTGTTTAGTTGTTATTGTATTTGTTTAGTTGTTATTGTATTTGTTTAGTTTATGCTTTCTTTCTACGAACTACCTTCTTTTTCTTCTTTGGTTTTACTTCTTCAACTACTTCTTCTTCCTCTTCTACATCTTCGTCTTCACTATCTTTAAATGATGGACCAGGCATATCGTCATCTTCTTCGTCCGCGTGATTTGTTGTATCATCTTGTGTTTCCTTTTCTGCTAGGTTTTTGTCCATCTCTTCATCATCACTATCGTCTTCAATATGACAAGTTGCTGTTCCCAACAATCTAGCAGGTGGTCTTACACATGCTTGAACCAATTTCCATGTTACACCACATCTACCACCAGCAAACCATAGACCTTGACAAGCAATCAATCCATTAACATGAGATGCCTTTGGAATACATTCAACTGGACTACTAGTTGCTTGTTCATCTTTTCGTGGTGGCAAATACAATGGTTGTTTGTCTTCATAATTATACAATTCGATGTTGAAGCGTCCTTCCCAATAAGGTAGCTTTACCTTCAATGATGGAGCACGACTGTAATCTGCTTCATCGGTGTAATTACCATCACTATCCTTCAACTTAGGGTACTTAAGAATTGGATACATAAGATTATCAACCAATTCACGACTCATCTTACTTTTTCCAAACCATTCCTTACTGTATTTAATACAGTCATCCTTAATTTTGTTTTCAAATGCGGTCATAGCATCCTTGAATTTAAGAACCGATGATGTTTCATTTCTGAAATCCAACGCCATATCGTATGTTACTCGTCCACTTTGCTCATCTACTCGCTCATTCACACCCCATGTTAGCATTAAAGGGACTTGTAATACAATAGGTTGACCAGATAGGTTTAATTGAACGCTCTTACCACCTCTCTTATTATTAAGAGCAGGTTTATAGGTAACTGCTTCGGCGTTAAAAGATTTGGCTTTGGTGATTAAATAGCTTACTGAACTCATGATTATTATAGTTTATATCTCTTGTCTTTTTTTTAAATCAATTTTATATATTAATTGAAATTTTGTGAATTTAGTTATTGAATGGGGTTGTAAATATATAGGAAGTATCAATATATTAGACTACGAATTAGTATAAATCAATATTTTGACTGATTTTTCACTAAATAATGAAATATAAAATGTTGTATATTTTATTATTTTTACACATTTGGAAGCGATTATTGAGCAAAAAAAGATGGATGTTGTGGATTGTTTTGTTGGATTTCTCTTTCTTTTTGATGAACCATTAACCTGACTGTACCATTTCCATTGTCATTGGGTAGATTGGGTTTCATTGTGTTTATATTGGAAGGTGGTAAAGGAGCATCGCTGCTTGATTGTCTTAGTTCTGCAGGAAATGTTTTTTTATACCATTTTTTCACAGAACGAGTAGATTCGTCAAGTATTTGTTTGGTATTTGGAGTCAATGCTTGATGGTTCAAGTTTAATTGTTTTTTATGGAAATGTTGGTTGGTATTTACTGACGGTGGGTGTTTTTTTCTAGTATTGTAGAATGTCTGATTGGTCACATTTGTTATATGAGGGTTATGTTGCTGTTGCTGATGATGTGAATGGCTCTGTATATTTCTATGTTGGTTTGGGTCTGGATGAACTTCATTAGCAAATGGTTTTAATTGTGGTTTGCGAATAAAATGTTTCGATGATTTTTTTTGTTTGTTGCGTTTACTTTCTTTATCTTTTTGTTTTTTTCGTTTACGTTTTATATAATACACTACACCAACCAAGACCATATGGATAAATATAATACCACATATAATCAATACAGTGTGTAAACTGTTTTCTTTTATATTAGTAGATGAAGTATTTAAAGGAGAGGTTTTTGAAGAAGTAGACCTTAGATTTACAGAGGTTACATTATTTACAAGATTTGTATTATTTGCAAGATTTGTATTATTTGCAAGATTTGTATTATTTGCAAGATTTGTATTATTTTCGATATTTATATTTGTTTTGTTTTCAGAAAAGGGAGAGATGTTTGTTGTGTTTTGCGAACTATTTCCATTTATTGTTGTATTTTCAAGAGTATCAGATTGATTTTCAGTCAAGGTTGGAGTAGATATGGTGTTATTTGTAGAAGAATTGAAATTAACAGTTGTCATTGATAAATTATTTATAGAAGAAGGGAGAGATGTTTTCAAATATGTGTTTTTGTATATGTTGTATGGGTCGTCTATACACATATACATCTCTACTCTATACAACATAGCGCCATTTGCATCTTGAGTTACTCCCCACATTTTATTACAGTTGTTTATATCTATTGTCATAATGGTTAAATGTATATTTTTGTTACGTTTAAATATATTTTTCAAATACTTAACCATCTATACGTTTCTCTCCCCCAAATCAATCTGAGATGAGGTCTTAATTAAAGATTTATAAAAATAGTATAAATATATATAAAATATTTAATTTAATGATTAATACTGCTCTTGAATATGAGGAATTAGATACTCTTGATTTTGACGATATTTATAATATAAAAAAAACAAAAAAAACAAAATACTCTCGACCGAAATTATATTCTCCAAAAACATACATACAAACCAACCTATACAAAGATGTCGTTTTAAGTAAGAAAAAGAGAAAAGTAAACACAAATGACTTCAGAATATTGAATATTAATGAATTTGATGATATTCTACATAACAACTACAATGTATCTCAATTAAAGAAAATGTGCAAACACTACAAGTATAAGGTAAGTGGAAATAAAACGGAATTAGTAAAGCGTTTGTATAACAATATGAGACTTTCTTACCATGCAATTAAAATACAATCCGTGTTTCGTGGAAGTATTGTAAAGAAAATGATGAAGTTGAAAAACATACACTTACTTAAGGAAGCAACCAATGATATTGATTTTTTAACACTGGAACCAGTCACAAACTTAAAGATTTCACAAGTTATTTGTTTGAAATCGGGTGAAAAGGATCATGTTTATTGTTTTGATATATGTTCGCTCTATAACTTGATTAAAGAACAATATGGTTACAGAAAGTCGTCTCGTAGAAAACATACAAATGAAGGGTTTATTAATCCATTTAACAGACAACCGTTTCCCACCACTTTATACAAAGATTTATACAAAATAGTGAAATACACCAAATTATCAGGTGTTGATATCAACTTAAAAATTGACAACGATGACTACAGTGAATCATTGAAAAAGCAAAATCAGTTTAAAGCAATAGAATTGTTTCAATTGATTGATGGATTTGGATTTATCACCGACAGCAAATGGATTATGAAGTTAAACATGTATGGACTAAGCAAGTTTATGAAAGAATTGATTGATGTTTGGGATTACAGAGCTCAATTAACAAGTGAAACAAGATACAAGATATTTCCAGGTGAATTAGGATATCCATTTCGTATAAATAGAAACATATTTAATGGAACCATAGAAACTGTTAGAAAAACGGTTCTTAAAATAGTATCAAAATTTATTACTTCTGGCGTAAACAGAGAATCGCAATCTCTTGCAGTATTTTATGTATTGGGCGCCCTTACCATTGTAAGCAAATCTGCTGCGGAAAATCTACCTTGGTTGTTTGAATCCTTTTCTCAAATGTAAATGTGTTGAATGTAAGTTTAGATAATACAGTAAAAATAAGTAAAAAATAAATACATCATTATTGATATATTTATTTTTTTTTTGAATGGTTTGTTAAATTATTTGTATATTTAATCGTTTGGTAAATTATATGTTTAATTGTTTAAATTGGCTTCTACCCATGATAAAGTTACCTCTTCTGGTGCAATACCCTTCATTGATATAAACTTTGGACGACTCATTCCAGAAGTTTTGTAAAATACATAAGGTCCATATTTTCCCTTTCTAATACTAACATCATTGCTCAACTCTTTAATTATATTAGAAGATGACTTTGCTTTTTTATTTATGTATTCTATTACATCTTCCAATGTGATATCTTCCATATCTTTATTAATATACTTTAAAGATGTGTTTTTACCTCCCATGGTAACATACACGCCGAATTTACCATTTTTAAGAACCACTTCTTCTTCATTATACTCTCCTAAAACTTTATTTTGATTGACGGATGCGTTGGAATTATCACTATACATTAGTTCGTTTAACGTATATCCTCCGTTTCTAAGTTTTTCCAAATCAATTTGAAGGGTTTTGTTTATTTGTTTAAAACTAACGCCGTTTTCATCTTCACACTTTATAACAGGACCATATCTTCCTATGGTATATGTATGATGTTCGTCTATTTTAATCACTGGTTTATCTGTTTTTTTAATTTGTTTTATGTATTTGTCTATGGTTGTATTACATTCTTTACACAACTCACTCCATTTTTTATCACCATTCGCGATTTCGTCTAACATTTCCTCCATATTTCTAGTATAATCATACTCAAACAACTCACCAAAATGCTTTATTAAAAACTCTATCACCAACAAACCAGTAGGTTCCAACACCAACTTGTTTTTTTCTTGCCCAAACTCTTTTTGTTCCGTTTTGGTTTCTATTTCATCGCCTACCAATTCATAATTCGTACAAGTTAGCTTTTTACCAGGGACATTTTTCTTACTAACATACCCCTTGTCTTGTATTTTACTTATAATAGAAGAGTAAGTGCTAGGACGTCCAATTCCCTTTTTCTCCAACAATTGAATTAATTTTGATTCTGTATGGTGTTGTTTTAAATTTGTAATTGTCATATCACTGTTTATTTTATTATACGTCATTTTTGTTTCTTTTTTTATTAAATTTAACCGTTCAAACATTTCATCGTTGTTTTCCACTCCATACACCTTTTTCCACCCATCAAACACTGCTTTTTCAACATCGGTTTTGTATAAGTGGTTTAAAGGAGCAGACAAAGTTAAGATTAACTTTAAATACTGTGCTTTCGCCATACAAGACGCCAAAGTGTTTTTGTATATCAACAAATACAATCTCAACTCATTGTTTGTTATTTTTTTGTTTATTTGTAGTGATGTTCTTGTAATATCAGTAGGACGTATTGCTTCGTGGGCTTCTTGAGCCAGTTTGTTTTTTTTATTATCCTTTTTTTTATCATTGTTATTATCCTTTTTACCATCTGTATCACTATTATTTACCAATGTAAACAACTTTTTAGAAACATATGCGTTTCCATAGTTATCGTCAATATAATTTTTGGTTTTTTTCACAAACTCAGCACTGTATTTCATAGAGTCCGTTCGCATGTAAGTAATGTATCCATTTTCATACAATCTCTGTGCATACATCATCGTTTGTTTGGGACCATACCCCAAATCACTACTTGCCTTTTGCTGTAATTTACTAGTGGTTAATGGAACGGGTGGAGATTTCAACACCTTTTTTGTTTCTTTATTGATGATTTTATAAGTATGAAATACGCTTTCTTCCAAAAACTCTTCTACCGTTTCTTTGTCTTTAATTTGTGTTGTTAATTGAAATTCTATAGTAGTAGATGTTGTGGAGGAGGAAAGAGATATTGTGGAGGAGGAGGGAGAGAAAGGAGAAGATGATACTGTAAAGTCACCGCGTGTGTTGTACACCTTTTTCCCGGTTTGTTGATTGGTTTGCTTGTAATTATCATACACAAGTCGTAAAGCAGTAGATTGACACCTTCCAGCAGATAATCCACTTTTTCCAGATATATTTTTCCAAAGAATAGGAGATACTTTAAACCCCACCAATAAATCCAATATTTGACGTGACTGTTGCGAATTTATTTTATTTAAGTTTAAAGTGGTTGGGTTGGCAAGTGCTTTTTTTATTGCTGGTTTGGTAATTTCATGGAATATAATACGTTTGGTAAATTGTATAGGCAACTGAAAGGACAAGCATATATGCCACGCAATAGCCTCACCTTCACGGTCGTCGTCTGTAGCCAATATTACTTCTGATGCCTTTTTGATACTGTCGCGCAATTTATTGATGTATTTTTTCTTTGAAATCATTAGTTTGTATTTGGGTTGAAAAGTAGCGCCTGCTATATCAATAGACTTTAATCCATTTAAAAATTCACGGATATGTCCATAACTCGCTACACATTTATACCCAACTCCCAAATAAGATTCTATTTTTTTGCATTTTGCGGGTGATTCTACGATAACTAATTTCATATAATAATTATTTTACTATAAGTATTATATCTAAGACTTTAAATGGTTTTCACATATTCTAGGGAAGTGGTTAAAGTTAAGTTAAATTAAGTTAAATTAAGTTAAGTTAAGATACAATTAAAATTTAACTATTCGGTTTTAATTTGTTTTTCGTGACTAAGCATAGACAACGTTTCAATTGCCTCTTGTTCAAGGGTTTCGATTTCTTCTTCGTCTTGGTGTTCGTGTTGGTCTTCATCATCGCTGCTTTCTTGTGTTAAATCAATAGGGTTTAAATAACTATCCCCTTCTTTACTCTTTATTGGTTGGATTGGTTTAAAGTTGTATTTATTATGGTTAAATCGGCCTTCTGATACCCTTTCCAAATATGGAATGATGTTTTCCCCTATTTTACTTCCAGATTGAAACGCAAAATACCCAATACCAACCATTTCAATAATACTCCATTGATACATAGGTTTCCAAGTTGTTAATAAAATATTGAAAATATAACCAATAAAAGCACTACTTATAAAGGCTGTTGTAAAGTTGATTTTTGAACGTGTATCGGTGCCATAGTAATGAACTGTGTTGTAATAATGGTGTTCAAATAAAGACCTGTAATATAAAACGCGTTCCGTCGCGGATTGAATGGATAAAAATAGTTTTGCTTGCATTGTTTGATGTATTACACTAATCTTATTTGTTTAAATGGTTTGGGTTAATAGATTAGTGTTCTATTTACGAACTGTTTTTTTTAAAATCACTCCAAGACACTTTTTTTGCTTTTCTATATTTGTGATTTTTAGTAACTCGCTTTTTGTCTTCTCTTAAAGCACTATCAATGTATAGTTCTTTCAAGATTTGACCTACCTTAACTGACGCTTCATGTTGGTCTAACTTTCCAACTTCTATTTGTTTTAAAATATCAACAAACTGAAACAATATCTTTAAATCAAGTTCGTCTTTGATAAGTTTGTTGTAAAGGTTAGTATAATTGGTGTATAGAAATTCGCACTTTTTCCTACACATAGATTTAAATGTTTCTTGAGATACACGACTGTATTGCTTTTTAAGTTGTAAATATACATTTACTTGGTCTTTAATAATATCACTATGGCGTAATGTTCTAATCTTTTGAGTTGTTTCTTCTGGATTAAATTCATTAATCATGTTTTTCAACTTTAATCTTGCTTCGTCATTCATAATTATATAAATAATTATTTTTATTGTTTTATATTATTTTACGCGTTATTTATATAAATGTCAAAACGAGGTGTAAAAAAAACTTTAAAGAAATCAAAAAAGGGAGAGAAACGTTCAAAGAAACAAGCACTTAGAATGAAAGCAATTAAAAGCAGGAAAAACAGAAAAAATAGAATGAGTTTTAAGAAAATGCCAAAGCGTAAACTTAAGCGAACACTTAAAAAAGCAAAGAAAAAGATACAACAACAGCTAAAACATATTGGTATGAAGGGTGGTTCCAAAGACGGAAAAGCAGTAGGTGAAGGAAAAAATGTTAAAATGCACAAAGAAGTTCCACAAGACCCCAATCAAAGCGAAGATAGTATTGAATCCACAAAGGCAGCAGCAGAAGTATCTAATCAAGCAAATGTATTTAATGAATTAGAACCAAATGTTATTGAATCATTTTCTGGTATTTCTTCTGGTAGTCAATCTATATTTTCAAGTCAACCTTCCTTACTAGGAGGTGCCAAAATGCCTAAACCTATAAAGCAATTAAGAAAAACAATGAAAAAAAGACTAAAGTTGATGAAAAAACATCGCAAGTAAATGAGGAGAGTAAATGTTGTAAATAATTTGGAGTGAGTGAGTGAGTGAGTGAATTGTGGCGATTGTATTATTAAATTGTAATTATTTATTTTAATGTTTTTGTAAAATATTAAAATCAAAACCTAATTTATTATGGAAGCATTAAGATTATTAAAAGGATTAAATTTGGTTAAAAAAGTAACAACAAAATCTCCAAGTCAAAATAGTGATTTGGGAACTGCTATACTTATTATTGTAATTTTTATTGCTTTATACATCTCTTCATTTCTTGCTATTGGTCTTAAAAAAATAAAGGAAAATTGGGACCAATATCGCTGTAGTCCCATGGCGATGCCTTTCGCAGGATATTTAGGATTTGATGCTTTGGAAAATTTCGCGTTTTGCATTGGGAAAATCCAGTCGGGTTTAATGAATACCTTTCTTAAGCCTATATTTTCCAATTTAAACATACTTGGAGATGTTGCTGGAAGTATTGTAGGGTCTATAAGGTCATTAACTACATTGATGTCTAATATGAATGTTGGATTTGGAATGGCTAGTTTTGATATACTTTCTATGTTTAAAGGCATTATGGTGAAAATGCAGTATTTTATTGTTAATATCAAAGATGTGTTTGCCAAGTTTGGTGGAACCATGTCAGTGATGTCTAACATTATTGAAGGAAGTAGTTTAACCGCCAGAAGTATGTGGAGGGGACCAGTCGGCGAAACACTTCGAACCCTTTGTTTCTCTCCCAACACATTGGTGACGATGAACGATGGTAGCCGGAAAAAGATAAAAGATATTGTTATTGGTGAAACTCTTGAAAATGGAGTAGATGTTATAGCAACTCTTAAAATTAAAGGTGGGACGGAACATTGTTTTTACAAGATTTGGAGCGATGTGTTAAACGACTACATTTATGTTACTGGTAGTCACAAGATAATTGACCCGGAAAGTAACGAATTAATACCAGTAGAAGTGTGTAAATTGGCGGAAAAAACAAACAAATACAGCGATACTCTTTCTTGCTTGATAACTAGCAACCACATCATTCCAGTAGGCGAATTTAAATTTTGGGATTGGGAAGATTAGATTATTTATAATATGATTTTTTATTACAACAGAAAAATCATATTATTATCCATTTTATATATAAGATGAATGATACTTTTATTTTAAATGTAAATAAATTATACAGAAATAAGACTTATTTAGAGAAATATGGACATTCTGTAACGATTACCGTTATCATTCTATTAGCATTTTTTTTGGTATTTTCCTATTTTTATATAAGATCAAATTTAGAACCAATACGGAGAGATTGGAACAATTTAAAGTGTCACCCCGGTATTATACCATTTGCTGGAATGATTAACAAAGACCCAAATGATACGGTGTTTCAAAGCACTGGTAAAAACTTTAATTTGTGTACTAATTTGATTTTAAAAACGGTTGTAGAAGTGTTTACAAAACCTGTCACGGGGGCAATGTCTTCACTTAACGCAACCTTTAAAAAAATACTAAGTTCAGGAGGAATGCTACAAAAAGTAACGGCAGGATTGTTTGAGAAAATCCAAAAAATGATGCAGTATTTTATCAACCGTTTGGCGGCTGTTATTATACCGGTTCAAAAGTTGTTTATCAACATCAAGGATACTATGAAGAAGATGAACGGGGTGTTAAGTGCGTTTTTATACACGTTAATAGCCCAATTTTACGCCATTAAATCATTTGTTGGTTCATTTATTGATATGATGATTGTAGGGATGATTGCTTCGTCGGCATCCATTGTTGCGTTGTGGCTTATTCCTTTTTCGTGGCCAGTTGCTATACCTGCTACGGTATTTTACGTGGTAATCATGACGCTGATGATTATTATAAAGGTAAATATGTCAAGGATATTATTGATAAGTTCTGGACAAATACCACCGAAACCTGGAAAACCAGCGAATTGTTTTCACAAAGATACTGTAATACAAACCAAAAAGGGAGAGATGTTGATTAGCAAGTTGTCACCGGGTGATGAATTGGCAGATGGCGACATTGTAACTGGTGTGTTTAAAACCAGTGGATTGGAAAACACGTTTTACGATTTAGACGGAATTATTGTGACTGGAAATCATCACGTATATAATAAGGAAGTTGGATGGAATAGAGTTGAGCGCGATGGTCGGGCGGTTGTGATTCCAAATATGAAGCAGGAATATGTATATTGTTTAAATACACAATCCAAGAAAATTAAGATAAAAAATCACGTTTTTATGGATTGGGACGAAGTAGATATGATTGATATACTTACGTTGAAAAACAAAAAATACATTTACACCAAAGAAGATATTAACTTTTATTTAAACAGTGGGTTTTTTAAAGATACCATGATTGAAATGGTAGATGGTGAGAAAAAGAAAGTTCAAAATTTAAATGTGGGAGAGATGTTAAAAGGTGACATTAAAATAACAGGGATAGTGAAATCATTGGACCATAAAAATACATTTAACTATTTAAACAAGACATTTGACGTAAAAGGAAATAATATTATGTTTGAAAAAAATGATTTAGCAAATTACGACAAAAAGTATGTTAAGAAAACGGGAAATGGTGAATATTTGTATCATATCATTACGGATAAAAAACATTTTTATGTAAATGATGTGAAAATATTTGATTACAATTCTTGTTTAGAGCATTTCTTAAATCATTGAAATTAATTATACATAGATTTGTAATTATTATCTATTGATTATTTATATGAGTAATATTTCCATCACTCTTGACTTAAATTTAATTAATATTTTGATTATCATTATCATTGCTGGATTTATTGTTAGTAATACATGCATAAGTTGTATTCACAAAGAAAATATGGCAAACCTTTTTTACAAGACATCACAAGGTATTCATGAAGACAAATACCAGAAAGTATATCAACCAGGTGAAAATTATGAAAAGGTAAGTATCCCTTTACCAGAAGGACAATTGTTTTACTATGGTAACAATGATTTTAAACCAGAATGTTGCAAACATTCAACGGTCAGTGGAACAGGTGGTTGTGCTTGCGAAACGTCAGAACAAAAAAATCATTTAGCATCTCGCGGCGGAAACAAAAGTGATAGCCAATGGGAACAAGAATTTTAAGATAAGATTATTGTTATATCTTAATAAATATTAAATAATTCATTTTATATATACATTATATATACCATGAGTAATAAGAAGACCCTTACATTTAAAAACACGTTATACAACATCATTGACAATGGTGAAATCGGTAATGGATGGAAATACGTGGAAGTTTTAAACAAAAAACACGAATTTTCACTCCCTCAATGCCTTTATTACAAGGGTGATGCTATGAAAAAATTGCTAACTTATAGTGAATACATTAATCATTTAGATGTAGGCAAAGACTTTATGAATGATTTTGTGAAAGATATTTTTAGAGAATGCTATCCTGGTAGTAAAAACCCTATTTGCAAGGTAAAGGAAAATTTAATGATGGGTGGTGGTACAATGAAAGACACACAGATTGATAAATTTATAGATATCATAAAGGGAAATCCTACGATAAGCGACGATGATATTAAAGTTGCTTTTTTCAAAGGTATGAAAGAAGAAGAACGACCTGTTGCTAAAGTAAACACCTTAATTAAACTTAAAAATCAAATAAAAGACATGACCGAAGACCAAATCAACAAATTAGATCAAGATGCCTATACAACATATAACGACAAAGCAGACCCTAATAATATCGGATTTAACATTAATGTAAATAAAATTAAACAAATATATAATGTTTTGCCAAAATCCAAGGCAAAAGAAGATGTAGTTGTGGAAGGAGAAAAGAAAGAAGAAGAAGAGAAAGAAGAACAAGATGACGGCGAAGAAAAACAAGATGACAGCAAAGAAGAACAAGATGACGGCGAGGAAAAGGGAGATGACAGCAAAGAAGAACAAGATGACGGCGAAGAAGAACAAGATGACGGCGAAGAAGAACAAGAAGAGGAAAAAGGCGAGGAAAAAGGAGATGAAGAGAATGGAGGAGATGAAGAAGAAACATCACCAACAGAAGAAGAGAGTGAAGTAGAGGAAGAACCGGTTGTTCCTGCAAAATATGAAGCCAATAAAGAACTTTCCGAATTTATGGGTGATGATAAGTATCTAGTTGCTTCTAAGAAAACAGAAGAAATGCCTGAAAATTACTTGTACTTGGACTATAAACTACTAACCCAATCGGGTAATCCATTTGTTTTGTTTAATAGAGGAGAATTGGCGAAAGAAACGGAACTGTATTTAAAAAGAGAAAAGGATTTTTTTAAAGTGGAATATGGTGAAAAAAGAACATTTGATATAGATGATATTAGCAGGTCCAATGAAAAAATCAATCGTTTGGCTAAATTATTTGTTCGTGATGTAGTTAAAACCAAAGAAGGAGTGGATAAGTTAGGAAAAGGCTTTGCTTCACTAAAAGAATTGGTTGATACGTTTGAAAAAGATGAAAAAAACAAAAATAAAACATTGTTTAGAAAAGGTTATGAAAATATTCCACCTGCACCAGAAACAGCAAAAAACGAAGGAGAAGAAGAAGCGGAAAAGGAAGTAGAAGCGGGTAAAGAAGGGGAAG